ATAACATTTTGTTATAGCTTATTTATCAAGTGTCCATTTGTTCCTTAATGCCTAAATTTTTTCCCATGATTAAATGTTTAAGTATTGTTTTATTTCTTTTTCTAACTTGTCCAATGTACTGTTTACCAATCCATCCCACTCTTTTTCATATGCAGGAATATTCCTTTTTACTGTAGAGTGAAAAGAGATTTGATTCCCTAAAGGAAGATCAAAATACATAATAAAAGAAACTCTTTTTCCCTTATCCTCCGAGCACCCAAAAGAGAACTTACTTTCGTTATATATTTCGATAAGTTTGTCAATCAAATCTTCTTTCTTTGCGTACATCTTTTCCGAGTAGGGAAATGGAGCGTCTTTAGCCTTTATGTTGTAATCTTGTATCTCCAATGCAACACGGTAAATTTTAGCCGTAAAATCTCCTTGTTTTATCTTTTTATTAAGCATTAATTTTACCTTTCTTGTACCTATGCCGCACATATTTTCACGTTTCAATTTTAGCATGGCTATCAATTTCCTGTTTTTCGCCAAGGCTTCTTTCTTTGCTTCCCTTTGCCTTTTACAATCTTCTATTACGGAAACATAATTTTCTTTTATCCCGAAAACGTCCATTCCGCCAAAACAAAATGTTTCAATATCTAATATTGTATTCTTTTCCATTCCAAGAAAATCTATAAGCCTTTTGTCTATGCCAAAAATATTCGTGTAATGTCTAAGATGCGACACACAAACAATATATTCTGGGTTATGGAAACATTCAATCTCATCAAACACTTCCCAAGGATTAATGTTGTTTTTCATAATGTTATTTTTTGTTTCTTTGAATATAACCCCATATAAACTTGCTGGAATATCCGCATTCTTTCATGGCTTTACGAAAATCAGTTTCCGTATTTCTGATATACAACTGCCGTATTGCCCAATAAGTATTGTATCCTTTAAGTTCCGCATACTGGAAAAATTGTGTAGGTGTCATTTGTTCAAATTTTAAATCTCCTACTAGTTCTTGCAGTTCCGCCATTCTTATTTCCTTTTCGGTTGGATATACATATCCGCAGAAAGGACATTCCGAAGCGGTTATGGCAATATATTTACCACATTGTTTACCCGCTTTCACCCCTTGTATTCCTTCACATTTCCCCTTGTTATGCCATAAAGCCCATTTACGTTCTTTCTCAAACTTGCCGAGCCGTGATATGTTACCACCGAAGTCTAGGAGAAATGCTTCCGTTTTATTTGGGTGAAGCCGTATAGCCCTGCCAGTTGCCTGGATATAAAACTGAACGGATTGTGTAGCACGGTTTAATATGCAAACCTCTATACTTGTTTCATCGTATCCCGTAGATAAGATACCACTGTTGCATATAACGGTGAATTTATCGTCATGGAAATCCTTGATAAGCTGTTCCCTGTTTCCTGTAAGATGCTTGTATCTTTCATATAATGCTAACTCATCCGGCTTATTCTTATCTATACCTGATATGAGGAATTTTGCAGGAATGCCAGCTTCATTAAATTCAGCGCACATCCTTATCGCATTTGCCTGTGTGGCATCAAAACAGATTGCTTTCTTCATCGGGCAGATACGCATATAGTTTTCAATCACCCCCTTGTACTGTACAGACTTGTTGAACACCGCACCCATCTGCCTGCTATCGAAATCACCTGTGCGATAATCGGTATTAACCTTAGACAAGTCGGGCGCATCAACTGTAAACGTTCTCAACTTGGTTATGTTTCCCCGGTCCATCATATCCTGTATCTGGGCGGTTTCTACAATCTCTTCATAGTTCATGCCAAGCTGCCTTTGGTTTCCACTTCTCATCGGGGTTCCTGTAAGACCTACTACATACTTATCATCAAGCAAACCAGACTCAAAGAGATAATCCGCGTCAGACGAATGCGCTTCGTCTATCAGACAGAGAGATACACTTTTAACCCATTCAACCCATTCGGGTTTTTCGAGCCTTCTACGGAGAGTTTGAGCCATTGCGGATACTACTAGACCTTTAGGTATGTTCCTGTGCTTAGGAGAGATGTATTCAGCCTGTATGCCAACTCTTTCCAACGTTCCCCCTGTCTGTGTCATAAGTTCAGATCTGTGGGATACGATAAGCACCTTATTCCCCTTTTCAACAGCACCTTTAGCCATAAAACTCATTATGACCGTTTTGCCGTAACTTACACAGGCAGAGAATATGACGTGCTTATGATTAGTCAGGGCATTTCTCAGACGGGTTATTCCCACCTCCTGGTAATCCCTTAGCTTGAGGTAATTATATACATTCATACACATACATATTGACGCTTCACCGTCCCGACTACTGCCGACCACTCCACGTCCTCAACCCCTTCTACCAAGGGTGATATTAATCCGAACCGTTTGATATTTACCGAAGCGAGAATGTCACGATCATTGTGCCTTCCGCATTTCGGGCAAACCCATTCACGGTCACTGAGTTTCAATTCACTATTAACGTATCCGCATATACACGTCTTGGAACTTGCTTCAAAACGTCCGATACGTATAAGGTTGCGTCCATACCATTCGCACTTGTATTCAAGCTGTCGGAAAAACTCGCTCCATGAAACGGATGATATGGATTTTGCAAGATGGTGGTTTTTCAACATACCCTTTACATTCAAATCCTCAATGATTATCGTTTGGTTTTCACGGACAATCTTTGATGTGACTTGATGTAGGAAATTGTTGCGTTGGTTGGAAACCTTCTCATACTGTCTTGCCAGGATTTTTCTTGCCCGTTCTCTTCGGTTGGAACCTTTCTTTGTCTTTGAGAATCTTCTTTGCAACACCTTTAGTCTTGCTTCCGATTTCTCAAGATATTTGGGATTGGCATACACATCACCGTTTGAACATACTGCAAAATCCTTTATACCTACATCTATACCGATAGACGTATCATATCTGACAGCAGGCTTTACAGGTATTTCCTTTCCATCGTCAACAAGGACAGAAATAAAATATTTACCTGTTGGTGTCTTGCTTACCGTGACAGAACATACTTTACCGTCAAACTTTCTGTTCGGAAAGAATTTAACCCATCCGATCTTTGGAAGTCTTACCTTATTGTTGTCAAGGTCAACAGACACCGAATTTATAGCCTTGTATGACTGTCTGCTGTAATGCTTCGCCTTGAAATTTGGGAAGCCTGCCTTTTCACGGAAGAACTTCACGAACGCGCTGTCCATATTTCTTATGGATTGTTGCAGGCACTCGTTTGATACTTCCGAAAGCCATTCCTTCCCATCTTCCTTTTTAAGTTCTGTAAGCATCTTAGCCAGTCCAACCCATCCTATCTTCGTCTTGTCACGCTGATACGCTTCTATACGTTTACCGAGCATATAGTTATACACAAACCTACAACACCCGAAAGATTTGTTGAAGAAAACAATCTGCTCAGGAGTAGGATTAAGTCTATATTTATATGCTCGTTTCATATTGCAAATATAACTATAAATTAAATTACAACATAACTAATTTAGTTAAATAGTGTTTAATTGTTTATAAATGCCTTTCAAATTCGTTAACGTAATCCATATCTATCCTCGTAAAATAATTTAAAGTTTCTCCATCTATGCCCGTTTTTCCCCTTACAAAAAGAACTGCATGATCGTTGTGGCATACCTAATTTCCTCTCACAGTCACAACAGGCTTCAAAGCATAGGAATCTGTTCGTACCATCCTCTATCGCAATGACAGCCCTTGTATTGTTTCTATGGCCGAGATAAGAACCGTTTTCCTTTCGTTTCTTTATGAGTTCCTTCATAATAACTCTTTTCTTTTCACGTTCCTCATCCGATACTTTCCTTCCTTTCTTGAATCCATAATTATGACCTTTGACGAACCTTCCTTTTTCGTCACGGTAAGATATTGGATAATCTATCCATAATTCGCTAATTGCTGGCATTGAAATCTAACTTTAGTTTTACAATTTCATCACTCATGGCATGTACTCTTTTCAGCCATGCCATTTTCCATGCTTCTTTTCCTATGCCATATATACGATATATATCATCTCCTGCATCATCAAATTTGATAGGAGTGCAGCTTATTGACTTACATTTCGTTCCGTCCATAAGTTCAACGTCACCTATACCCCCATTGAGCATGATAAAGTTGATATTGTTTTCTATGGCAAGATAGGGGATGATTATTTCATCCCCACGATTAGGTTTGTTGTGCTTGATTAGTGTAGTCATAACAACTTAGACAAGGTATTAATATACATTTTTACAGACATTTTGTTCTAGACAAATTACCATAATATTTGGTGGCACTTGTAAATTAATCAACTTCCACTAACTCACCGTTTTCCAGTCTATACCATGTATCAGCCTTGACAACCTCACCATCAACTACTACAGCCTTCCAATCAACAATATCATACGTATTATCCCTTTCCTCAGCTATGACCAAAATTGCACCTATTCCGCCTTTTACCTGAACATTTTTTCCTCTTGCTACTGACAAACCATTAGATCCTGTTGAAGCCTTTCCTCTTGCCGTGGCAGCACCACTATCACCAACCGTGGCAGCACCATAATCACCAGCCGTGGCAGCACCACTATCACCAGCCGTAGCAGCACCACTATAACCGGCCGTGGCAGCACCATAATCACCAGCCGTGGCAGCACCATAATCACCAGCCGTGGCAGGTTTTCCCGGTTCCGCATTACACTCGTTAGTACACCGTTCCTTGACATAAGATACAGCCGCTTTCACAAGCCCCCTTATATCAAGCTCAGCACCTATTCTAATTTTTGAAGAACAAACCTTGTCACTTTCTGAATCGTCTATTTTACCACTCTGCTCAACCTCACAAAACCTTGACCCGGCCGGCGCATAGTAACCAAAAACATCCAGAGGATAAGGACATGCATGAAAACCTTTCTCGCATGCCTTTATGTCGCCTGTTTCTTCATACTCCTTACCTACTTCATACTTAAACCCTCTACAAGATAAATCCTTATCAAATGCTTTATAAGCCTTTATTTTCTGTTCCATGGCATTAATGTTAATTTTTACACACATTTTAAAACGTTAATCCAACGCCCGCTATCGGCTATCATAAATGAATCACCGAATACTTTTCTACCGATATTAAGCGCACCGTTCACATCGGCATTGATAACCTTTCCAACTGCCGCGCAAAGCCTGTCAGAATGGTTGATATCAAATTTATAAACTAATTGCATATTAGCCAGTATTATGTTTCGCCAGTAAAAAGGAGAACAGGGAAGCCGTACTGACTTCAGCTTGTCGGAAGGTAGCTACTCCGTTCCTATCCCTGCATGAAGCAAATGTAATACTATATAACGATGTTAGGAAATATTATGTGTTAATTTTTTGTAATAGTGTTCATTTGTTCATTAATGCCTAAATTAAATTATGGCATAACTAATTTGGTTAAATAGTGTTTAATTGGCTATAAATGCCGTTACGTATTTGAAACACCAACAAAGTCATTAATTTTGCTTATTGGGTATTTTTTCGCATCACGTTCGTTGAGTGAAAGATAAGATAGAGCCATTTGTAGCTTATCCTCCATCCTGTCTATATCATCTTTATAATCACTTCTGTCAAGTTCCCAATACAAAAGTCTTGACGGATCGTTAACCGGGCGTAAATCAAATGGATCATCATCCGACTTGCCGTCATATACGATATAATACATTTTATCTACATCGGGATGGGAAAGGAAATGCGACATTAGCTGCCAATAGTATTCCTCTATCGCCTGTTCCTTTGTTGCTTCTCTCAAATATTCAATCTTACTTTCAGAAGTAAAGCATTTCACTTCGGCTATATAAGATAATTTACCATTGACATCAAATCCATATCCATCGGGAGAATCGCCGTATCCATCATAGATATTATCGACAAAAACAATTTCGTCAAAATCATCCGCACAGGACATTAGTCTGGAGAACGTGTTATGGTTAAAACACTCGATAGCGTCTTTTTCATGATCCTTTCCCCACTCCATATCAGAAGTGGATATATGTCGGCATGGTTTGTTTAACCTTCTCTCCCTTGCAACCTGATAAAGATAAGAGATAGCTGTATCTCCGAAAGGAACATCAACTGTCTTTCTCTTTACGCCCTGTTTTTTTGCAACCTCTAGTTCGGAAGGTGTCATTTCCCTTCTCCCGGAAACCATAAGTTTTCCAATGGCGGAAGAGGTGATTTTACCACACCTCTTCATAAGCCATAATTTTTCTTTTTCTTCTGCTTCCATTATTTTTTAACTGCTTCGTTAAACAATTTCATAGCTTCCGCATCCACATCATAGCTTGCCGTGATGTATCCAATGTCGCATTTCCCACTTTTCAATGCTTCCAATGCAGCCTTGAATTTATCAGAGTTGACTGTCATCTTCTCTTTCTGTGGTGGTGGCGGAACATCACGCCCTATACGCAATCCGTAGACCTTTCCTCCATCGCTTGGGTCACGTGTCAGTTCCTTGCATAATATGACACGGAAATCACGGATGGTTTCAGGATAATCAGTTTGAGCCAGCTTGGTAAGGCGTTTACGGTTCGTACTGTTCAACAGCATAGGTTTAGGAACAAGGTTTGTTTCTTTAAAGTAAGCAATCCATGATGGTTTCTTACTACCTTGTACCTTTGCATTCTCATCCCATACGATATGGGATATTGTAGCAATGATAGACTGACCGTTAGGGAGTATTTCTACTCCCACATAATCAGATTGACTTCCAGTTCTCCAATGATGGAGAACCTGGTTTTGTTGTTCGTTTGACATATCTATTCAATTTAACCAGGTAAAACTACAGTTGAATTTCCCGTTTTGTCTACAATGACGCTCTTTCCGCCTATGACAGCTTCCGTCTTGTGTCCACTTGGGTATTCCGATAAACAGGAATCATTTTCCACTTCATACGGATATACATCCATAATGGCGGTTTCGGCTATGGATGAAATCACATAGTCTGCCATTGTACCTTTCATTCCTTCGTCCAGTTTCTTTACAGCATCTCGAAGGTCGGAAGCCTGTACCAGTACAGTAGTGGAGGTCTTTTTCTCCGCTCCGCTTTTTTCGTCCAGCGTAATAAAGAACAGCTTGCACTTAAACCATCGGTCGGCTGCATCTTCCTCAGATGAGAATAGTTCGCTGTAGTTGGCGCGCTTGATGTTAGAAACCGTGAACTCTCCACTAATAAACGGTGTCATTTCAGATATAATACGTGCTTCTGCCTCAGTAAAGCTAAGCGCATCCACCAAAAATTGTTCCGTTACTTTCTTGTTTACACCATTTTCCATTATCTTTTCGTAACGGATTTTGCATTCAAAAAAATTCATCATAATAATTAAAGTTTAAAAAATTATTTAAATCCCCATTCTGTCATGTAGTCAATGTTTTTAGGAAATCCCTCTACTGATTTAGGACTAAGGAATATTTTCTCACTTTCTAATTCCGATCCTCCCCATTCGGTGGGTGGACACTTTTCATATTCTTCTTTAGAAACTTCACTTACACAAAAATGTGTCTGAAAACCATATCCTTGTACACTTACTCCTAAATAACCGAATTTACGTAATGCCCACTCAAAAGCAATATCTATATAAAAGTAACATTTGGAGAATACTGCTACATATATCTTATGTGTAAAACTCCCTGTTTCTGTCAAATCCGGATTACATCTGATACAGTAATATTTAATACGTGAAAGTATTTTTTTTGCAAAATTCTCATATTTTTCACAATCCTCTTTTGAAAGGAACTCTTTCCCATCATATGCAATGTAAACAGTCTTAGTAACTTTTTTTATTTCCATATTTTATTTATCACATAATTTCATAAAACACATCCATATCGTCTTACTTTGTCTACCAGTTGTATGTCCAAATAGAGGTTTGAAAGGAATAACAGACAAAACATCTGATGCTTTTATCTCACTTTCATTCCATTTGAAGATAAGTGTACCATTCGGTTTTAATACCCTCATGCACTCCTTGAAACCTTCATGAATAATACTTTTCCAATCATCAGGCAACTTGCCATATTTTTTTGCCATCCATGAATTTTCTCCAAGTGTTTTCAGGTGTGGTGGGTCAAATACAACTTGATAGAAAGAATTATCTTCAAATGGTAAATTAGTAAAATCTGCGATAATATCAGGTTTTACTTCTATAGTCCTTATCTTATCCCTATCTTTGGCCGTAAGTGTTTCTGAACGTTTGTCAACAAATAACACATTAGGATTTTGTTTATCAAACCAAAACATACGACTACCACAACAAGCATCCAATATTAATTTATCGTTTTTCATTTTTCATTCATAATTATTTACTTACTGTTATTGATGTGTAGATCACATTTATGAGGGGCGTGACAGAATCGAACTGTCCTCCTCTACAATGCCGCGCGTCACATTAGTCACACCAGCCAAACGCCCCATTTTCGCCCACCCTATCTTCATAAATAGAGCAGGCATGTAAACAAATACACTTAATCAAAATTGAAATTATCTTCACCGTCTGGCTCTTCATCCGACATATCATTACCGAAATCCATCGGAATGAACCAGTCTGAAATATAGTCTTGCATGATTAATCCTCCTTTTGGCTACTTAGCCATTCTTTATAATCTTTCTCGTAATATTGGGGTATTATACCTTTCCTCATAAAGTCTATGTATTCTTGTACAGTACAATCATCCCAATCAACTCCGTTATCTAGTATATCTTCCGTTTCTGATGTACAAAGAGTGTATTCAAATGGATTATACCCACTGTTAAGCCCATATTCTTCAACTATCTTGATTACATTTTCATCAGTGGTTATTTGTTTGATTTCACTTTCAGCCACACACCCGGATATTTCAGAGTGCTTGCCAAGTACTTCACCGAAGTAAACACTGATTTTGTTATTCACTAAGTATTCGACATCTTCTGTGTCTGCAATAAATACTCCTTCAAGATTGCCCATTCTTCCGCAATCGAAGTCCATTTTAAATAATGCTTTCATAAATTTACTCCTGTTCTTGTTTGAAATATTCGTACTTTATCTCTCCATTTACGATCATGTCCATGATTTCTTCATCGGAAGATGTGGCTATCTTCATCATAAACTCATCTTTCTTCACCTTTTCAATATCTTCATTTTCAGTATTTCCCACCTTTTCCAACTTTTCCATCTTTTCTGCCTTTTCAGACATATAAGACACAGCATCTTTAGCTATTTTCAAGGCATAATCTGAATCGTATAAAGACATCATGGATTGAATGTATATTCCGTTAATCCTGTCAAATATTTCCTGTTGGGAAAGGCTTAGAAACTTTGCCGTATTCGCTCCCATCATCACCTTTATCTGCCAAGATGTTTTTATATTCACTACGTGAAGCCATCCCTCTTTGATAGGGCTTTTAATAATATAAAAGTCACCTACAATATATCCTTCGTCTATTTCTTTCTTTTTCATAACTTGTATTTTTCTAAAGCAAGAATAATTTTATGATCTTCAAGGGCTGATTTTATGGTATCGTCAATCATCTTGTTGTGCGTTTTAGAATCTATGTCCAATTCTGAAACATTGCATCCGTTATCAATCTTATTCTGAATGCTGAAATAATAATTTCTTATTTCCAGCACATTCTTGTGTATCTCTTCTCTTGTCATTTTCTGGGTAAAAATTTATTTTTAACAAATGATAAAAGCATCACGGATATTTCATCGGCATATCTTGCAAAATCATCCTGGTATTTCTCGTCAACATTGTTATCCATCCATAGTATTTGATTCTTTGCCATAGTACCTACCTTTTCAAGCGTTTCAAACATTTGAAGGCTAGATCCGGGGAGTGTTTTCTTTAGCATTTCATTCAACTCTATGGAAGAAGAATGGATAATATCAGCACAAAAAGCAATGGCGTTGACATACATCATCCAATCCATTTTCTCATCATCAGACATCTTCTTGATAATATCCATGCCCCTTACATATTTACCGTCAGGATAAGCCTTGATATATGCTTCCTGAAACTCCTTTATCTTGGCTGTTACACGAGAGCATTCAACCATACAGCCTTTCTTGATAAGATAGTTCTGCAGCTTGCGCAACTCCTTCATTTTTTCCTCTCTCTCACACTCCTGTATTAACAAATGTCTTTCCATCTTCTATTATTTTTATAAGTTCTTTAAACTGGTCCGCAATTATCTCTAGTTTTCCCTGTATCTTCTGATTCATATTCCCGTCCTTGTAGGAACTCTGAAATCCTTCATAACGTGAATCAATGCTGGAATAGCAGAATGAATCAGACGTGATGTTTACCATCGTATTGTCACCGTCTATGAACGGTTCAGGTATGTCTACTTTTATCATCATAGCAATCCGAAATAACTGTCTAGTTTATCAATCGTTTTATCTCCATCAGATAGGACATACTCAATTACTTCACGTCCTGAAAGTGTTACTCTCAGTTTGTCCACAGGCTGAACATTGGCTATACCTTTAGAGTAATTGTTATAATGAACAATCTCCCATCCTTTTATGGATGATAGCATTCTCCGTTTGCCACACAAATTTATAGCTTTTGGAGTAAATTCCTTCTCTTTCTTATCCATAATCAATCGTTTTTAAACTTTTTAAACATCTCATCTCCCAACACTCCGCTAATGAACATGGTAAGTTCTACTTCCCATTCATCTTCCTTGCCCTTCACGAACGGATAAGTAAGCTGATGCCATTCGTGGTAATCAAACAGCTTCATGCGAAGCGGATAATAATCAAACATTTTCTTGTTTCCATAAAACACACGGATATGATTTTTCTTAATCTCCGTGTAAGACAAACCGTAGTAATCCAGTATCTGGTAGAATTTGTCCATAGGGGTAAAATTACATTTCATGCTTTATATATTCTTTTAGTTGTTTATGCAACGATTTCATGTATGCTATTATTGTATCCGCATTATGGTCTGAAAAGTCAACATCCTTTACGCTTTTCAACTTTAACCCATACACTGAAACAACAATAACTTCTATGATGTTATGTTCTCTATCTTCACGGTATAACACATCTTTAATGCTAGATGTATTAATGATGGGAAAATCACCAACTTTTATTAAAGATTTATATTTACCTAGCATCATTGGCATTATTGACGTTATGTCGTTTTCTACAAAATCAAAAAACATATTCTCATCATCTCCGCAATCTACTGTTTCAAGAAACATACGGATAACTTCCCACTCTGATTTTACGTGAAAAGTATTATCTGACTTGTCTACAAAGATGCCATCACCAAATCCATCCAACGATTTCTCGGAAGCGGTGTACCCTAATCGTTCAAGTCTGTTTCTTATGTCGCTTGAATCCTTTCTAATCAATACCTTCATGGCAAATATTATGTTTAATTATTATTGTCGATTGCTTCGGTAGACTAACCTGTTCACTGTTTTCCTTGTTGGTCAAAATGTATCTTTGCCCGATATCACTAAACAGGAAATCATCTTTTACGAAGGGTATTTTCTTTCCATCATACCCTACAATAAAGCAGTTTTGAAAAATTTCTAGTAGAATCATTGTTTTATCACTTTTACGGTTACTAAAATCGGGGGAACGCTTTCCCCCTAAACTTTTATTATAGTATGCTTGCTTCTACACTCAAACATGATGCAAATATAATCAATAAAATGATATACTATCAAACATTTTAAAATACATATTATTTATTCACATTTGTTAAAGTATGCCTTAAATACATTCACATTATATATATTTACCTGTCCATAGTTAGCATCAAAAATCTTTTTCACTTCGTAACCTAGCTCGTAAGATATTACTTTCATCTTTCTCCAGCTAATCTTTCTCCAGTTTACACCGTTTTCCTTTGACCATCTTTTGATACTATACCATTCCTTGGATTCATCTAGTTGTTCCGTCTTTAGTTCCAGTTGTAGCTTTGCTTCCTTGTTTTCCAATATTAATGCTTGATTCCTTTCATACTCGTCAGCCCAAGCCCTAGCAGCTTCGGCAGGATTGTTGAAGTTTGGAAGTCTTGATGATATAGAAGTATTCCCCGTGGTAAGAAGCTCTTCGATCTTGTCATCTACCCAAATAGCAAAATCAGTGGATAATTTTTGAGCGACCCTAAGAGCTATTTTTTGATGTGCCCATGTTCCTTGCTGTGATACATTTCCTCCCTTTATAATTTGCAGTAAATCAGTCGAAATAAAATTTTTTATTTCGCTCAAACGATTTACATAATCAGTCATTTCCTTGGAATTTATAATAGTGGATAGATTTTTATCAGGAAATAACCTAGCAAAATCTGTAAGACATACAAGGATATATCCATTCATCTTACGCATCCTAACATTTATTCCATTATAAGAAAACATCTTACCCATTTCGGAGGGATTTACCGTACTTAAAACAACACCTGTGTCATTTAAGTTTTCTTCATTTATCTGTCGCATAAATAAAAAAAAGCAGAGATCTCTTCAACTTGCGACAGTTATACATTAGACTTATGAAAAATGTATGAAGAAACCTCTGCTTATATTTTAGGTAGCAGCTATCATTATAAAACAAAAAAGTCCAAAAACTATCGCACCGCAAAGGTACATAAAGTTTTCATACTACCAAAAAAAATCATTATTTTTGCAAAACAATTAAAACAAATAATATATGGCAAAGAAAGTGATTAGGGTGAATGTTAAATCCCCTAAAGTAACATCAAATAAAAAGGCATCTCCCGTAAAGGTCAAGATAAACATGAAAAATACGGGAGGAACACAAGCTATGGGTAAAAAATAGATTGCTTATTACAACACCTATACCCATCACTAATAGTTTGATGCGTGTGCACTTTCCTATCTCCATATCTTTGATGCAAGTATAATGCAATAAAGAATCCAACAGTAACAAAACCAATTGATGTATAGTATATCGCATTAATCAAATGTGCATCCTCAAACACCACATTATTAAATACAATATCCAGTATTGCGTATATAAACATTTCAATGACAAATACTCTATGGTATATACAAAATAAAAATACCTTTGACAACACATAAAACAATATTGCATTAAACAGTTTGGCGTTAAGGAATATGGTAAGGTACTTGTCCGAAAACGGAGTGGCATACTGAATATACTCCAATGTATCACCATCATAATACTCAATAATATCCCCTGTTCCAACAGAGTGTATAACCTCACACTGATGGACAAGTATCGCAAGACAGAACAATATAGGATAACATCTTATCACCCAAATAAGAAACGTCTTGTAGAAATTGTTCAAACTTTCCTCTAGCATTTTGTCTTTCATCTGACCATTCTAGCTAAATTTCTAATAATATCTTCTTTCGTTCTTCCTTTTAACAGGTTAAGATCAATTGTTGCAGACCCTACCTTTACGCATCCATCAGATAAGTATTGCTGCACACGTTCGTTCACAAGATAGTCAGCACCAAGCATATCCAATTTGGACAGTCCTTTCACATCATTTCTTCTGCTTAGTACAAATCCACCTACTGTTCTCCATATGCGTCTGTATTGGCTTATTCCGTCCTTTACAGGCATGATTATGTCGTTTTCAAACAATGGTATTCCGTTCATATCAAACACGCCTGTAAACCATTCTACAACACAACCACTGCTATCTCTTACACGCCCATAAGCATCTATGGATACATCGTCAATAAGAAGTTCATATCGCCCCGTTACTCCATTAAATATACGGAGTAACGGGAAATCAATGTCACAACTGTTCATTTCTTTTCAATTTATTCAAAACACGTTCATCTCTTGTGAAATCTTCTCCGATTTGCTTCTTGCTTTCAATGATCTGCTCTACAAGCATTATACACTCCTTTCTCATCTCTTCGGTTTCATTATAACCGCAAGCCTTATCGACTAGTCTTTCGATGTTTGACTTGGTATTAGAAAGCTGTTTGCAGAGAATTTTTAATCGGAAATAACAAAAATCAATTGTTGCTATCTGCTCTATTCTTTCCATTTCCCTTAATCGCTTCAATACATTCCTTTACTCCATCATCAAAACCATGCTTGTACCCCTTAGCGTATTCTCCAATGTTATACACCGCCATTGCAAATACAAACAGGATGATACCTAAAGCCTTATGCCAACCGGGCAGCGATATGGAAAACGGTTTGAATGTAATTGTTAGATCGCCAACCCATAATAGGGCGATAACACATATAATTATAAATATAATTGTTTTCATAATCAATATTTTTTTCCGTGAAACATAGGTCTTAGTTCATTGTATCTCATCTTCTGCTCAATATGCCATAGCAAATCTATGTCAAGATGTTTGGCTAGTGCAAAGATTGAAAATATCATCTCATTTACAATCGTAGAAAGATACTGGTAATCTACAATTGGTTTGATAAATATAGAATATATCGCTTCCGTGAAACTCAATTGGCTGTACATGCAGGCAATATCATCTATATATTCGGAGTTAATATCATTACTAGCAGATTCAAGGCTTATCCCTCGAAGTCCTGCAAGGTCAAGCAGGCGTATAACCGCATCACTTAGTTCGTCTGGAAGTGTGTCTTTTACATTTTTTTCAAAGGAACACTTAAATCGCTTTTCTTCTTCTTCTTCCACTAATACAATATAGCGATTATAGTCCATTTCAAAACGTGATTTACATTTCTTTCCTAATCTTCCCTTTCTGTCCGCTTCCACAGCTTCCATAAGCTCGGAAATGACAAGACAAAGGAAGTGTTCTTCACTCAGTCTTTTATCATGAAAACCATGCTCACAAGCTGTCTTATAAGCTATATTCCGTAGTTCGTTCAAATTAATATTTTCCATAATCATATAAGTTTTAATGCTTCCTGTAATCCTGCTTCAAGTGCTTCTTCGTAGGTGACATATACTTTATAGCCATTCCCTTTGTTTATTTCGTTCTCCATCCAGTCGCTTTCTTCTGTTGGAACATTGAAATCACAAAAAGAAAGCGTCCATCTTTTTCCAATAACAGGTTCTACATATACATACACACCTCTTATTTCACGCAGCCACTTTTGTGCAACGGATTGAGTGGGACGACTATAACACAATTTTGGCAAATTCTTATTTGTTCGGAACACAGATTGCATTATCCGATTATCGTCTTCTTTAATAATATCTTTGCAATACTCATTAAACCCTTTCTCTTTCAGCAACTTCGCAGTTTCTAATGTTACAAGTTCTTCGGTCATAACTATTCTCCTTTCAATTTCTTTATTAGCGCATCAGTGAAACCAAGGCTCCATTCTGCTTTCATATTTAATCGAAATACATTACTTTCTTACCTATACATACCTTGAACCTTGAAAGAGATTCACTATATTGTGTAATATTATTGGGATTATATTTGTTAACAAAACATCCAGTACGTTTATGGTATCTGACACAAGCATTTTCAGGAGATTTAGCCAATATTTCTTTCTCATCGCTAAAACTAAAAAGTAAATTATCTCTGTATGATACCTTATACCACTTTACTTGGCTTCTTATCTTTTTAAAATACTTTGCTTTCATTATTCCTCCTTTGTTTTAAAATGTTCAATCAGTTCATTTACGGTAGCCTTGTGAATGACGTCCAAATTCACGTCAACATCATTGTAAACCCAATAAGTAGAGAACTTGATTTCAGGACACAGAATCCATTTATCACCATCCGTAAACCATTGATTGTTGTCTGTATCATCCTTTAATGCAGCTATAGCCAGAAAAAGTTCCTCATTCGTTCCGCAATCAATCCTTCCTTTCTTGGTTACAGTATCTATATCATATATCACCCCATATAAATTCCCATAAGATGTTATGATTGCTCTTCCTTCTTCAATGCTTTTATGACTTCCATTGCCGTCATAATTATGTGCATCTAAGGTTGTATTACCAAAATTAAGTATTTCATATCCCAATTCTTCCAGCTCTCTCCGAAGCTCCGGTGTGTTTTTGCGTATGAAGCACGGTGTTGTAAATCCCATAGTTATTCCTCCTTAATTATTCGCTCATTTATAATAAACTCTCCATGAATATCAATGGGAAGCATATTGGAAACACTCGCATGATAAGTCTTACCGTCCATTGCCTTACATAGTGGATGTATTTCTTTAGGCATAGGGGCAGGACATTTTTTACAATGTCTTATCATTTCAAAATGTCTGTTTTCCTTATTGCCACAACATTCACAATGAATTGGATAGTAAAAATAAGTACGTTCCAACTGGGTTTCTTTTCCACATATTTCGCATCTGCCCCATTCTATTGAATTACACATGATTGTTCCTCCTTCTCTGTTTTAATATCTGTTACTTTACCACGACTGACAAAACACTGACCTATTCCCAAATCTAGTATGGCACAATAGTTATCATCTAAAATATTACAGCATTCCCGGGATAAGGAACACTCATTACAAAATCCTTCTGATGATTCATGCAGCACCCCATCTATTATTATTCCGTTCTTTATTTCCATAATTAATCTCCTTTCTGTTTAATCCGTTCAAGCACATCCCTGTTGGATTCGAGTATCTCATCGAAAGTTTTTGTAGGTGTATTTGCAGATGTAAATGTATTTTCGGAATTGTTATTTCCGCAATACAAACACATTTGTGTAAAAGGTGAATATACCCTTCCACACTTCGGACAAATCCATCCTTGCTGTCCGAACATTCTATTAAAGTTTACTTCATTCATAATTACTCGGTTATTGGTTTATCAATCGGCATCCAGTGGGTTATATCCTTATCTTCAATCCAACCATTGGAGAGTGCCCACATGCCTTTGTTATATCCTTTATCTTTCCGCAGCCATCCTATGACATAATGCCGGATGGGGTTATTATCATAAAGAAGAACTTCCTTGTTAGGCTCCGGCAACCGCTCCTTAACACTTATCCAAGGAGATTGCTTGGATTGCCATTCGGCACCTTGAACGAAATTAATCTCTCCAAACTTTGCCAAATCTTTACCAAACAAAGTTCTATCAACTGTCCTATGATTAAATAGGATATTTTCCTTCGCTGCTTCTTCTACTGTTTGTTTCATATTAAAATACTATTTTAAAATCTTTACCTTTCAACGTAGGAAGCCTGTCGGTAACAAACTTCTCCAGTTCCTGTTCGTCTATCGGAAACAACGGGCAATACTGATATCTGAACGTATGTATAAACCGCCCGTCAAGCATCACGTCAAAAACCAGTGTTTTCATAATTTATTAACTTTTGTCCATAAACTAAATTCGGTATATAGATATTTCCATATATCCCTGTAACGATATTTGTCGTTAGGGTATTGGCAACGAACACAATAATCCGTTTTGTATAAGACCTCATATATCACACCCCTGTGTTCAAACAGTTCGCCCATGTCAAGGGTTCCTACTTCCACCTTTTCTATCATCGTAAACAAAAATTACTACTTTACCAATTCTATCGTAGGGCATTGACAAGACCAAACATATAAGCCCATCTCCGACATGGTTCCATCTTTTTTCACCTTGTTAAACAATGGTTCAATATTGTCAAGAGAATTAATCCTATAATCCTTGACATAGGCATATCGTTTTGATTCATTAGTAGTAATACACACCTTGCTTCCGATAGGATACTTCGCATTGGATTCAATGTACTCCTTCTCTAATTTTATCATTTCGTTCTTCAATTCTTCTATATTTGAATTGAGAATTTTTTTCTTTGATTTAAATTCCTCTTTATTCATATACACAAACGTTTAACATTCTGATAAAATCTGTAACACAATAAGCCATGCAATGACAATCATCAATCGTCCAACATATTTCCACATATAGCCCTCATTATCATAGCAAAAACAATTCCAAAAAGCATAAATTCACTCCTTTCTAACATTATTGTCCACCCACCTCATTGCACCCTTTAACGCATCAGTTGTAGACCTGTAAAACATATCAACAAAAAGATCCATCCGTTCACCTTTTGGACCTCTCTTTACCACCCGGTACATGAAGTCTTTTTCTCCTGTGACCTCTATTGTACATCCCTTATAATATGCCACGTATTTCTTTCTCATACGGCAAAGATATAGTTTATTGGTTTGATAACAACTTTTTATTAACTTTTATTAAGCGTTTTTCCCAGTCGTTCAGTTCTACACCCGTCTTAATCTTCTCCATAACCGAAGCTATATCAAAAGATTTACATTTTTCATACAGATCACTCATTGTCGTTCCTTGTATGATAACTCCGTTCTTTTCCCCGGAAAAATATCCGTCAACACTCTCTATTACGTCCCATTTTCTCCCTTCTAGGATAGCTTGTTTATTGTTCGTTCCCATTATTTCAAATCGTTCAAATTATTAATCAATGTGATAGGAGATTTTTTTCGTATTGCATCAAATCGTTCTTTATCCTCATCCGTCATATCTTCGGAAGCGGGCCATTCGTCTAACATGAAAATATCAATATCTCCTTCATATCCATCATTGTCATTCAGTTCAATACAAATATGTGGATAATAATTCATATCCAGACCTCTATCTTCCGGGAGTTCAAAACCAAGATCATAGTAGAACTCATAAAACACACACGTTTCGTCTATCGCATGATTTTCATTATAGTAATAAAGATCATTCGCCTCAGAATGCAGCAACAAATTCCACAAAGCACTATAAGTTATTGGCTTTAAATCGCAAACATCATTAGAACAATGTTGCCTAACATACGCATATCTATCTGGGTTTTCTCTGATAATATCTCCCCACCAGCCAAGTTCGTTTTCTATTTCTTTATGTGTCATAATTGAAAAAAATTTTATTATACAAACTCTATATCATTCAGATTAATCGGATAAACTTCATAGACTACCACCTGATCAAATTCTCCATATTCATTTTTTTTTATTCAAAATGTTTGCCATTAATTTACAGTTATAAGAATCACATAATTCAATTAATTCAATAGATGAAGCCTCTAATACTTCTATCGTATTAAATCTCTTATCCTTATTAATTCTATAAGAAAACATAGATATCATTTCCGCATTAATGCCTAATTCTTTGATCTTGTTGTACAATTCTAAAGTTTTCATAATCGTATGTTTTTAATTCAAAAATTGCTCCCGGTAACAGTGTCGCTCTGTTTGTTGTTCTCCATACCGGGAAAATATTTCACATTATTTCCGCGTTTCCAGCAACTAACAAATTGCGTAAAATGCTATCCATATTATTGTATATTTTTGTAAAACTCACAATATAAACCGTACAGGTCTATAATATCTGAATCTGTTAGTATTCTCCTTAAAACTATAATTACTCTAATCACTTTCATTATTCGTTCAAATATGATTTTGGAAGTAATGGAAAAACATTCAAAACTTCTTTAAAACTTATTTCTCCAAACTTTTCGATATATACGGAAAAATAACGTTCTCTCCGCATACGATCAATATTTATGCAGCTAGGTACGTCCTTTCGTTTTAACGTATTATAGTCGTTTGCGTGCTTTCTTACAAACTTAATCAATTCGGGCGTATCCCTGTATAGTTTGATTATGTTTTGTGTCCTGGTGCCGTTATGATACGCTTGTTTAACCTGTTTTTCGGGTAACTTGTGCCCGTCATAGCTTTTCCAAAATTTGATATTTTCCTTAATAATATCCAATGTATCGATACTTCTACTAGCTTTAAACGTTCCTATCTTAATACTTTCATTTTCAAGGATAGGATATAATTCTTTTTGTAAGTTTTGTTTTTTCATAATACTATTCATTTAAATATTGCTTCCTGTAATTGGTCTTTATCGTATTTCTTTTTCATAGGTTATTATAGCCGGTTAATTGTTCCTGTATAAATTGAATGTGTGTTTTTTGTTCATTCAACGGCAAAGAATATAATTCTTTGTAAAATTCGTTTTCACTCACAATTTTACACTTATTGTATTTGCAATATCTTTCAAAATCTTTTTCCGTTCCGTTCCCAAAACTAAACGCAAGTTTAATTTTTTCATTACACCAAACAGAGTAGCCACCGTCTTTTATTGCGTCTTTGATAGAATTGTACGGGCGGCCTGATATACCGCCGCTAAAACTGTCAATAGTAAATTGTATCATAATGTTTTTGTTTTATTGATGGTAGAATATTGGTTTGTTGAGTATCTTTCAATACAGGGCTTTATTTGCCCTCTATTGACGTTTTTTAATAGAGTATTGCACACTGTCAAGGATATATTTGGCATGCTCCCGGGACGCTTCCTGTTTTTCCTGTTTTGTGGGTGTTATTCCGTCGTACTTGTACAATAGTTTGGAGGCCTCTCTGATTATAGATTTCATTGTGCTGCAATTTTCAAGATATTCTACTTGTGGCTGTATGCCATTGTTTATTTTTTTGATTAGGCAATTTTGCAGCCATGTTGTAATATCGTATATTTCCCTTGTGTTGCGTATATATATTGCAAGCAAGTTGGATATGTCGTTTCTTCTTTCCATAATGTTACGTTTTTAATTGTTATTGTTTTGTTTCTGTTTTTCGATATAATCAGTCACCCGTATGGATAGGTACAAGCAACCTAATAATATTAATGTTTCAATCATTTTTGTAAAAAAATCGTTTAGTTCAACTTCTGAGAAATCTACATTTGTAGATTTCATTCTACTATTATATACTAGCCATTAGCACACAATATCAAGCAAATCATTACTTAGCCCGTATTGTTGTGCCTCCGCTGTTATCACGTTATACTCCATTTCGGGACAGACATAGAATTTAAATTACTGGAAATTATTCTTTACACAAGATCTAACCTTGCGGCGCTTTGACAAATTCCGAAAACAAAGGAAGCTTATCCAATGACATGGCAGCCGTATATCCTCCAGAATATCCTTTTTTATATCCTCCAAAATCTTTCTTGAAAGTTAGGTTAATGCAAAATTCTTTACCGTTATCGTATTTGTACAAGGAAAATTTGTACAAGTCTTTTTCTGAATGCTTTTTAAGCCACTTTAAATTATTCATTGCTTGCTTCCATTCATTTTCTTTTCGTTCAAATTCCCACCCGGTTTCTAAATCGAAGTAGATTGACTTATTTAGTAATTTCTTAACGCATAACAGCCCTACATTGTACGTATTTCCATCGCCTTTCCCTTTTATCGTAGCAATATTAAATATTGTACGTCCACAGTCATCACACGTTAATGGAGTGCCATTTTCTACAGTTTGCATACACACGTTAATCAATTCGTATTCCTGTGTAGGTAAGTTCCCTTTTTTTATATTCATTATTGTTTACTTTTGATTTTCCCAAACTCTATAATCATTATCACTCTCAAAACACATATAACCGCCAAATACTTTGGCTACATGTGCGGGGGTAAACGGGCAAATTTTAATTGCCCGATACCTTGTTTCAACTTGTGCAAAAAACGTTCTCATAATTTCTTTAATTTAAAGGTTATGTTTTCCGGAAGTTTAGTTTTGTCAACTGTATTTACAAATTTGTCAAATTGTTCTTGCGTTACTTTTGCTTCGTAATCATTCCAATTAAATGCAAGTTCATTGGTATGGTTGTAGTATATCACATTTTTAAGGGGGATCCCGGTATTAAGAATGGCTAATCTAACTAGCTTTCTATTTTCCGCTTTTTGTATTTCTTTTTCGCAGTCTGCAATTATTTCATTGCGTTTCTTTTCGTATTCTTCACGTTTTTTCTGGTCTTGCCGTTCTTTAATAGATTCACTAGTATAATACCCATCTTTGATTCTGTTTTCAATCAGTGTGCGTTCATTATCCGTCAATCTTAATGCTAATTTCTCATTTTCAGTATTATACGGGTTTTCCCATGTGTTACCCGTTAGAGATTCCAATTGCTTTATAGCTTTAAAACTTTCTTGCTTCCAACGGTCTACAATTCCCAGGGTGTATAGTAGGTATTTAAAGTACTCCTTATCTTCCACACTATCACGTAGTATATCGTATTCTGTTTCAGTGATACGTAGGTAGTTTATTGCTTTTCCCTTATCGCTGTTTACAAGGTGATATACTCCATTTTCAACGGGATACATTGGTTGCCCGTAATGGTTGCACAAATGTAGATCAATAAACGTTTTAAACTCCGGGAAATACTTCAAAATTTCGTCGTGACAACAACCACTAGCACACCAAACGAAACGCCCGTTCCTACGTTTTTCGTATATATCAGCCGTGATACTCCAATCACATACACCATTTTTGCCATAATCGCCTAAACTTATACGCACGTTCATTTTGTAGGTTATTCCGTTTCCTACGTAAAATTTTGTCACATTGTAAGATAAATTCTTTGTTTCCATAATTGTAATATTTAATTTGATTTATACTAATTCCCATTCCTTCTTTACAAAGCCTCTAAAGTTCCCGAAATTACGCTTAAATTCGGCAATAGCTTGTTTTTTCGTTTTCCCGTAATAACAGTACCTTTGGCCGTTATAAAATTCTACAGTTAGTTTGTATTCCTTATCCGTTTCGTCCGTTTCGTCCGTTTCGTCCGTTTCGTCCGTTTCGTCCGTTTCGTCCGTTTCGTCCAATACAACCTCAAACACCTGGTAGATATTACACCATCCCATACCTGACACAATCAAAAACTGCATGCCACTTATAACCAATGTGTAATACTTGCTTGTATCGTCAAAGTTAATGTGGTACTCTGTGTACTCATTAAACGCTGCAATATGTGTTTCGTATTGCTTTATCTTAAACAGGTTACGAGGTTGATGAAATGATAAGTATTCTATTTTTTTACTATCCGATTGAATTTCCGTATTGTAATACCACCGACTAGCGTATATACACTCGTTAACCGTACCCTTTAAATTGGTGCGTTTTCCTGTTTCAAAATTACCGATATGCAGCAATGTTGTATTACTGTTAATCATGTTTTTAACGGCTTTCTGTGAGATTTTCTTTGCTTCCATAATTATATAATGTTTAAATTGTACTCTGTATCTATACGGGCTTGTAACCGTTACCACCGTCGTAGTAGCTACATTACAATATGTGCGTATCGTATGTTTTTACGGCTTATATATACCGACCGTGACTAACAGACAAGTATTAAGGCTTATGTATAGGATACACACGCACATACATTATATTATATTATTAGGAGGCTACTCACATATTGCACTAGATTCCTATCTCCATTATCAATGATACCCGTACTTCTGTATCGTGGCTAGCTACACCGCTGTTTATATTCCGCTTATTCCCTGGTTTGCGGCTCTGTACTATACTGTCACTATAGCAAGCTGTTTCAATACGTCAAATATCTCTTTGTCCTTCCGATCATGTCCTATTGACTTCCGACACTGCAAACATATAGCGTTTTTGATTAGATTGTATATTTTGTTAACATTCATTATAAATTAAGCCCGTTTTTCCCAAAATCAATACTTTTTATATACATATTTTAAATTAATATTGCATAATATTAATAGATCAGACTATATAAGACCTATTTTAGCTTAATATTATGTTTAATTTCAAGATTTTTCAATGTTAATTTGTGTTAAATTTGTTTGTAAGTGTCTGATAATCAAGGAATTACGAAATCTTCGTAGAAGTCACCTGTAAAGATATTTTATTTGTAAAGATTTCAAAATTCGATTGTCGTAGAAAAGAATTCTTTTTTATTTACAAACGTTGAGAAACGGGGTAAATAAACGTTCGTAACTACCTGTAAATCAACGGCATACCCCCTTTCATGGAGTTTTCCATGTGGGTGTGTCGCTCCCGATAAATTTTTTTCTGAAAAATTTTTTTTCTCCAAATTTTGCTCGGATGGCTGATTTTGCGTTTTGGAGGTGTATTTTCGGTAGTTTTCAACAAAATCGGATAAATCTTTACATAAAAAGTTACGAAAATCGTAGGTTTTTTGGTGTGTTTCGTAGGTGTGGTTGCATTTTTTATGTCTTTTTTTGCAGTATAAGTTATTGGTTTACAGTATTCTTCGTTGATTTCGTCGTTTTGATATGTATCTATACTAAATTACGTATGCAGTTTTGGTGTCTGTATGTGTATGTGTCGTATATGTGATGTACGTGTATATGTATTGTAATAGAGCATGTAAGGTGTACGTGTATGTATATTTTGTATATATATATTACTTTTAACATTTAATATGCAAATTAATAGAGAGTAAATTTTCAAAGATTTACGATTCAATTTTTTTTTACACGACTAAATAGCTTGTTTTCAGTCATTTAACCACTAATTTTTGCTAGTTTTTTGACAAGTGTTGAAAAACGAAGAGTTTACGAAGTCTACGAAAAATCAACGAATTTCGTAGGTTTTTTACGAATTTCCCCGAATCAATTAGTTGCATATGCAACTATCAGTGTTGAGATTTTTTATTTTATGTTAAATTAAGTCAATTTTACATTTCTTAACGTAGAAAATAATAAGTAGATAAAAAATTATAGTTAAATCATTTTAACTAAAATGAGAAAAATTATTACAAAAGTAAAAAATAACAACAATCAATATTTTTTACTTTTGCTATTCAAATCATAATGTGGACGTAAAAGTAAAAAATCTTGTGTAAAGAAAGATAAACTATCTTCCTTGACACGCATTTGTTAACCACGTAAACATTTGCGGTTAATTAATTTAACTATTTGTTTTCGTATTGTTTTTTGCGCTATATTTGCAGGTGAAATCAGATAAAATGTGTGTGTAAAGATGGAAGAAGAAATAGAGATTAAACTTAGGTTGCCCGAATCAAGGCGTGTCGTATGCCTGTCCGATGCAATGCCCGACAGGGAACGTTGGTACAAGGGAATGAGGGTTCAGACACGGCTGTTCGGGTGGGTTACGCTCGTCAGCTTCAGGGACCGTCACTGCTGTCTTAAACTTGACGAGCCTCTGGAGGACGGAACAAAGGCTGTGTTCGTGTCGGAAGCGTCATTCATCAAGCGTGTGCCCGTACCTTTAACTGCAAAGTCTATGGCTGCACAGGTCGCTGGTGTCAGCGTGGAGGGTGAGGTGCTGGAGTACGAGAGGAAGATGAAGAGAAAATGGGAGAAGGAGAGGAAGCATATAGCGGAGATATGTGCAAGGTACGGGTATGTGCTTCCTTCCGAGTGGAAACGGTCGTTAAGGAGATTTGCTTCGTGGTGTGAGGGCCAGGTAAGGCAGTACGGTCATATCGTGGATGCCGACTATCTTATGCGGCATGACACGTCCGTTGTGGGCGGAAGGAGCGTGGATGACCTTAGGTTCGTGCCCGATGTGGATATGGTGGATGGGACCGGGGCGAACGGGAAGCCTTCCGCCGCTCGCGTTTCACGGTGCGCGCTCATGCCGGGAAGCATTGTAACTGCCATACGTAACGCAGGGAACGAGATGGACAAGTCGGTGTCGTTGTGGCGGAACAGCTACTTCGTGAAGATGAGGCGTTTCGGGTACACGTTCAATACCTGCTGTGACGGGGCAAGGACACGTGATGATGCGTTCACATGGTTCAAGGACATCACCATACAGTACATGACTGACCTTATAGAGTATTATGGGATAAGACGTGATTCCATCGTGTGTAGGAAACTGGAGCACATCTCGGATGTGTACTCTTCCCTTGACGATATGGACGCACGCCCTGACATATCAACGGACGATTATGACCTGTATCCCGTTGTAATGTTCGGGAAGGTTGTGGACCGGGAGAAATCGGTAGAATCGGTAGAGAAAGGAGGGGAAGATGACTGTCGCTGAATCTGCAAAGGCTTCTTATGAATACATCCTTGATTCCGTTATGGGAAAGCTGGCGGACAAGGGCGGTGGTCGAGGCTTCCGTAAAGCCAGGGATGAAGGCGAGTGGAAACGTTCCATATCCGCTATGGTCGAGATGGATATAGCCGATGCATGCAGGGAGTGCAATTTCAGACGCCACAGGAGCGGTTCCATCATGGCTTTTGACGGTAAGATATTCGTTCCCATGATGAAGGAGGATCTGATGCGCCTGTGCATGGATTTGTGCCGCATAAACGGTCTTAGCGAACTGTACATGACCGATACGAGCGAGCGTTTCTACCGTACCATTGTGAAGAACGTGACGCATGAGATATTCAATCCCAAGCGTAACTTCATCACGTTTGACAACTGCGTCCTTGACACGGAAACGATGGAAACGTTCGATTTCTCACCCATGATAGAATCGTGTATACGTATCAATATCAATTATGACCCGTTGGCACACAGCCCGTTGTGGGAGAAGTTTTTGGACGATGTGATCCCGGTGAAGGACACACAGGATGCCTTGCAGGAGTTTGTGGGGTGTGCCTTTGTTGACAGGAAGAAGATCAAGATGGAGAAGATGTGTTACCTTCTCGGTTGTGGTAGTAACGGTAAGTCGGTGTTCTTTGACGCTGTTGTCAACGCGCTAGGGAAAGATAATGTTTCTTATATGGAGATGGCTGACCTGTCGGGTGACAAGTCTACTTGCGAGTACAATATAGCGATGATAAACGGCAAGCTGCTAAACTACGCCTCAGAGATGGGAGGGAAGGATGTGAGCGGTGGAAAATACAAGAAGTTCATATCCGGTGAGCCTACTATGGCGCGCCTTCCGTTCGGTGAGCCTTTCCTTGCTGACATGATGCCGCCTTTCATGGCCAACCTTAACAAGATGCCTTCCGTTTCGGACCAGACTTATGGTCACTTCAGACGCTCCCTTGTTATCCCGTTCTATCGTGTGTTTAAGGAATCGGAACAGGACAGATCTCTTCCGTTGAAGCTGTCAAAGGAATCGGCAGCCATTATCAACTGGATAATAGAGGGTGCAAGACGGTTTGTTAAGAACAAGGGTGAGTTTACGAAAAGTTATACGATAGAATCCGTTACGGAGAATGCAAGACGTGATTCCAACAGTGTCCTGTCCTATCTTTACGATTCGGGGTATGATGCTGATGGGGGAATTGAACTTGAGGCTATCCGTGACCGTGACCTGTATGTGAAATACAGTGCATATTGTATTGACTGTGGCGTAAGACCTTACAGCAAGAGAAAGATGGTTGACATGATACGCCAGGAAGGCTATTCCGTCACTTCCGCGTGGGATGAGAACAGGAACAGGATGTTCCAGATTGTCCTAAGACGGAAGTATAATCCTGACGAATATCTTCTCCAACAGGCTGATGATATAATGAAGGAGGATTTGCCGTTTTAAATTTTGCAGTTTCAAAAAAAAATACTTAGTTTTGTAGCGTCAAATCAATCATGGGAGAGGCAAACTCCTGTGACTTCAATCATTGGAGTTATTTTTTTTGCCATGACATATTGTAGTAGTAAAGATTAAGATATTGCGCCTACCGAGTGGAGATACGGAAACGCCTCCGAAATAAACCCTATGGTTGATTTGACAGCTCGTAGTAGGCGCACTTTTTTATTATTATGAATGAACTAGTTTTTAAAGGTCAGAATGACCAAGTTTTAACCAATAGTGTAAAAGACTTTATAATTACAATGTTCCCAAGTTGTGTAGGATATATAGAGTTTCGTGAAAACGATTATGGGAAATATATGCTTTACGAAGATGGTACTATATACAACCAGCTTACATTAGCTAATGCACTTATTGAATATGCCTGGATGCACGATTTTGATAAAGCAATAGAAGTAAATAAATTTCTTTTTGGGGATTGTGAATTATTGTATTATGCCATATTTACTACTATGGCGGAAGTATTAAAACTCTCAAGAAAAAAATTCTTTGATAGATGCACGTACTTGATGAAAGATAAAGTTACTGGGTTAGTAAAAATAGGTTCTACGTCTGATATTAAAACGAGATATCGAACGCTTTCGTGCGGAAATCATAATTTATTAGTCATTGCAACTATTGACGAAAATATAGAAAATGAGCTACACCGCAGATTTTCAAATAAAAAAGTAAAAGGAGAATTTTATTCAATTGACGAAAATGAAATATTATCAATAATAAAAGAATACGGTTTCTCTACTTATTTAAAACCTTCCCGAGAATATAATAACGATTAAAGATTATTTAACCGTTATTGTTTTTACCATATTACTTTAATATGTATTTTTGCTGAAAAATTTTATTGTATATGGATAATAAAGAGATTGTTTTATTTGATAGAAGTATTCGTGTTACTTCTGATTGGTATGTATGTGTGTCTGATACCCAGTGTGCGATAAATGAAGCTCGTAACAGGACTGGTTTGAAAAGGTATAATTTCAGCCAGTGGTTAAAGACGCTTTATGTAAGTGACATGGTTTCCAGTATTAATGAGAGCGGCAAGGATGCTTTCAAGGTTGAGTTTGACAATAATTCGGGTAAGATAGAGCAGTATTGTCATTTTGGTGTGTTTGTTAATATGATTTTGTCGGCAAGTCCTGTTAGTGGTGTGCTGGACAATGAGGATTGGTTTAATGATTACGTTTGTGATGTATATTCCATTGACGGCCATGTTTATGAACACGCCAAGATACTTGCTGTTGGCGGTTTGTGGCGTTATACGACAAAGAATGCCAGGTTCAGTGATGATATCCGTATGATGGATGATATCATGTATTCCGTTCCCGATGGTGACAAGGATGCCGTGTATAGCCTGTTCTTTGATTTGTTAGGTACGTTTTATTACAATTGGGAGTTTGCGTTGCGTTATGCAAAGAAACTTCTTTTAGGGGATGTGGAGGAATGATTATGAGGTGCTTTATTCGTTTTGTCATGTTTCTCATATACATTGACATTGTTTTTGTTCTTCTTGTGTTTATGGTTCCTGCCGAAATGGTGTACCGATGGACGAGTGGACGTAAGCCTGGAGGATATGTTTCATGCCTTTCTGATTTTCTAGGATATCCTGACGGTTATCGTTATACGTTTAGCGATTTCTTTAGGGATTTGAAACAGGGATGGCGTAATTTTAAGTAATATGGGTTCTATTGATTATGAATATATATTTGCCAATCTTGATACTGTGCTTGGGCTTCCTTTAAGGCGTAGGGGTAAGCGGTGGACGTTGCCTGCCCGGATAAATCTGGAGAGCCATAGCAGGAAAGACAAGCTGGTTTTCTATATGAACAAGTCGGGCAGTATTACCGTTACCGAGCAGGGCGGTGATTCTGTCAACCTATTTGATTTTCTCGTGTCTTATCTTCCCGGTTGCAGTAGTGCTTCTGATGCTTTTAGGATTCTGTCAAGCCCGGAAGGTTGCAGGATGAGTTTGAAGGATTTCTACGAGAGGGAGTATGATTCGGGTAGACAGGAATCAAGGTTTGTTGATGTGAAGTATGTTGACAGGCTTAGCGATGCCGGGCATTGGAAGGGTAATAACTTGTACGAGTACCTTTCAGGTGTTTTCGGTGTTGATTCCGTGAATGATGTGTTTTCAAGGTATAAGGTAGGATGTCTTGGAAGGGAATCCGCTGTGTTCTGGTATTCCGACAAGGATGGTAACGTGTGCCATGACAACAGGATAAGATATGGGGTGAACGGTCACAGGAAGAAGGAAACCCATGCTTTCAGGAAGTTTACTACGGGTGAAGGGTTTACCTATCGCGGCTATTTTAAGCCGTTTTTAGGGGATTATTGCAGCGATGCGATAACTTGTATGGTTGAATCGGAGAAAACCGCCATAATAGCTTCTATGGTTTTCGGTAACGGTTTTGTATGGACAGCTTGTGGCGGAATGAACCAGCTTGGAAATAAATTGCCAAAAAATGTTATTTTGTTCCCCGACTTTGATAATAAAGCTATATCTTTGTGGGGTGACAAAGGACGTGTGGCGAGATGGTGGGAATACCCTAGCCTGTCTTTTGGATTGAAGCATAACGATGATATCGGAGATGCTGTTATTAATAATTTGAATAGTATTAACGTTAAACAATTTAGAGAATGGATATTGAAGTAGGAATTGATTTTAAGGAAAACCTTCTTTCCTTGCGTAATTATATCTCTTTGGGATTTCGTTGTGATGATATTGATTTCAAGAACGCAGCTATTGCTTCCATTGATAGAATGATGGAAGAAGTATTGGATGAGCATGATGTGAATTTCTTTGACGCATTGCAGAATGTGATTGACAACCTTGATGAGATTAATACAGTGGATAATGTTCACGGTATTTGCTGTGAATTTTATCATGTGATGGATGAGAACGAGCGTGTAATGCACCGTGAGTTCTTTGAAAAGCTGAAAAAATATCGTGAAAGCAAGATTGAACGTATTGTTCCTTTGAAGGAAAAAGACTGCATTGTCATGGGTAATAAGTATGTTGAATTAGGTAGCGGCAAAGAGTGTGTCGTTGACAGTATTATCCACATGCTTGCCGAGAATGATAAAATGATTAAAGATGCTGTTTTGTATGTAGACCATCTTGGTCAGCGAATAGCGTGCTCTATTGATGAGTTTAGGAAAAAGTTTGGGGTGAGGAAATAAGGCATGTTATGGCTAATAAAGGGAAAATAAGGATTGACGGTAAGGTGATGGGAAAGGATTACGGTAAGTATTTCTATTCTCCACGTGGTAATATGTGGGCTGTCACCTTATGTACGTATGACTGTGATGATGGTCGTATGTTTGAAAAAATAGAGTTGTATAGAACGAAGGATCAGGCTAGGGAAGCCGCATTTAGATTAAACACTGATGTTAAAAATGGATAAAGTAAAATTTGTAAAATTAAGACGGGATGCAGTTCTTCCCGAAAAAAAAACTGATGGTGCTGCCGGGTATGATTTGTATGTTCCTGACAACACGTTGATAAGAAAAGGTCGTAATCTGATTAAACTTGGTATAGCCATTCAGATGCCTTCAAATATGAAGGCTATTATCAAGCCGCGGAGTGGATTTTCCCTGAAAGGTATTATTGGCGTTGACGGGAAGTATCATGACGCTGATGTGTTGGATGGTGTTATTGATTGTGACTATACTGGTTGTATCGGTGTTATAGTGAAGAGTTTTGAGAAAGAGCCTTTCTATATTGCCGCCAAGGAGCGAATTGCTCAGCTGCTTTTCAGTAATTATATTGAGGTTGAATTTGTTGAGGTTGAAAGCCTTGATTCAACGGATAGGGGTGATGGAGGTTTTGGTTCCACAAATAATGCAGAGAAATGAGAAAGAAATTTTTATTATTTTTTGCTATTTCTTCAATAGTATTATTGGGGTTGTGTAGTTGTTCCAATGATAAGGATGATGAATACAAGGATGCTATTATCGGGACATGGGAACTTGTTCAGGTGAAAGTGGATGGTAGATGGTATCCTATGATAAGACCTACTTACGCTAAGTTTAATCAGGATGGTACTTATGTAGGAAGGGGCTATTTTGGAAATGGTTACGGTACTTATGATATATCTGGTAAAACCATTACATGTTATGTTGATGGATGTGAGTATGTAAGATACGAGGTTGTTGAACTGATGTCCAATACATGTACGTTGAAGATGATGATGGGAGGTGACAGTATGGATATTAAATGTGAAAAACGATGAAAACAAAAAAGATAAACAAAATTTACGACAAGGGCTATGACAGTATATTGAACAAGTATTTTATCTTAGCCATGTTTGTTGAGTTTGGTGAAACGAAGTATGATCGTATTTTCTTTTCTGATAAGAAGGATGCGGATAACATAAAAGTTGGTGATTTGTTATGATTGGAGTTATATTGAACAGCAATGTTAAAATTATAAACCGTGATAAATACATTTCACTTCACGGTGAAGATTCTGTAAGCAAGTCAAATGTGTTCGGTAAATTTGTCACTGTTAAATACTGTTTTGAGAATGGTGAAAAGTTTCTTTGTGCGGATGACCAGGGTAAAGAGTATATTCTTTTCTCGGATTGTATTGCTTATGTTGATCATGTTAAAGAGAGAAGCATCCTTGATGAAGCAAAGGATATCCGCAGCAACAGCAGACAGTCTGACTATGGCGATGCAGTAGTCAATTTTGAAAACATTTCCAAGATGGCTTCTTTGATTACTGGAAAGGAATTATCTCCTTATGACTGTGTTGCTGTACAGATAGCTGTAAAGCTATGCAGACAGGGATTCCATAGAAAGCGTGACAATATGGTTGACTTGGCTGGTTATGCTGATATTATGCAATTAATAGTGGACAAGGAGAATGTGAAAAATGGGGAAAAAGGCTGACAACGCTTTGATTTTTAGGAGAGTTCTAGCGGCAAGCGGACTCTCCGATACTGATGTTAACAGGAAAAGCAGAAAACATGATATTGTTATGAACCGTGCTCTTGTGTGCTGTGTCATGCGTGACATGGGTTTAAGTATGTCTGAAATTTCTGATTTCCTATGTATTGACAGGAGTAGCATATACAATCTTTTAAAATATTCTTCTGAACTTGACGAGAGAGTAAGGGAGATAAAATTTAGGATAAAGGAGGAAAGGTAATGGGTTTAAATAAAGGATGGGGTAAACTTCCCCTTAGTAACAATCTTCTTGTTGACGATGAAAAACAGAAGAAGATTGATATAGCAAAGCATATTGATGATGCGAATGAGATGGAGTTATGGGCTGCGTCCGCTTATGTCATAGATACCAATCCTGTCTTGTTTTACAGAGCTACACACGTTGTTGACGAGGGTATGTCAGAGCGTTCTTTGCTTATGAAAGCCAAGCAATGGGTTAATTCTCCAAGGATAACCCAGATTGTCAATTATGCGAAATCTTCCATGCTTGCTTCCGAGTATGTGACACCATCCATGAGGCGTGTATTGGAAGGGGAGAATAAGGAAAAGACAAAGACTTTGATAAACAAGGATAACCTTGAATTTGAAGATGCGATAAGTCTTATAGAAAGTTTCCTAAAGCGTTCTGATATAGACACTGCTGATTTTAAGGATGTGAAAGGTGCACTTGATATGCTTGCAAAGTTCAAAGGTTGGCTTTCTGATGATGATGCTGGTGAAGATTTCTACGACAAGACCACCATAGCGTTTTTCCCATACGATTGCGACAAGTGTGTCCGTGCCAAGGCAGGGTTATGCAACAAGTGTGTATATCATCGTGAATCAACAGGCGATCTTAGTGATGATGAACGTAAATGGATAAAGGAAAACGATACATGGAAAGGATAGTCTATGTCGGTAAGGAAAGCCACTAATTTGACGGTAAGGAATAAAGAAAGGGAAAGGCGTGTAAGGGAAATAGAGGAAGAGGGAGTATTTGATTATTACCATAAATTTACTCCTGTCCAGTTGTACAAGTACCTTTCGCCTCTATGTAGTATTGATGCGTTACGGGTATTACGTTTGTGTGTATTATCCGCACAGAGGGGAGATAATATGATAACGTTGAAGTTTATAAGGAGGCAACTGAAATATAAGCCTAGGCGTTCTGTTTTTGATTCATTGATAAATGCCGGATTGATAATAGAACCAGTTCCTAATGTTTTTTCCTGTACGGTGAAGGTGAACGAGTATTCTCATATATTAAGCATGATGCGTATTGATGATAATGCTCCCGATGTCGTAGATGTGGATGATTTGAATTGTTACAAAGTTGTAGCAGAGGATAATATTAGTTACCGTGTTGTTAGCAAACGGGGTAGTGTTATAAAGAGTTTCACTGAAAAGAGTGAAGCGAGCAATTATCTTGACGAACTGTATTTTCCTAAAGGTGAAGATGGTGACGTGGAAGCATTGTCGAAAGAGGAAGAGGAAGAATTAACCATTTGATTAACTATTTTTAATATTGTTTTCTGTATTAGTTTATTTTTTAATATTACTTTTGTCGCATGAGATATTGCTATGATAAAGAACGGTATGATTATCTTGTCAACGAGATTTTAAAATGTGGCAAGATACTTAAAGAGAACACCACTAACGGTAAGGAAGTTAGCTGGAAGGTTTTCTGGATAAGGGTGGACGCTCACAAAAGAAGGCTGTCCGCAATGAGAGAGTTGGACAAAATAAAAGAATATAAGTATAAAAAATAAAAAATGGATTTAGTATTAAATTGTAAAGTAAAAAAAGTAGGTCAGTTACAGACTGGTACAAGCAAGGCAGGCAATCCTTGGCAAAAGAGAAATTTTCTCGTTGAGGAAATTGGTTCCATGTATGCCAAAGAGGTGTATTTCTATGTAATGGGCAACCTGTGTGATCTTCAATTGAAAGAGGGTGATACTATTACTGCACATCTTGAAATCAGAGCAAGAGAATACCAGGGTAAATATTACAATGAAGTTGGGTGCTTTAAGATAGATATGCCGCAACCAGCACAAGCTCCATCACCTGCACCTGTTCAGCCTGAAAGACGGGATGATTTACCCTTTTAGCATTGCAATGCTGTCCGAAATGTGTGATTTTTGCTTGTATTGATCAAATTCTTGTTTTTGTTTGCGGATGGAGGTTTATCTTTTTTGCCATATTTCGGGTGGCATTAATGAACGAACGAAAACCATTACAAAAATTTAACATATAATATTTCATAGTACATAATACTGGCTAATATGCAATTAGTTTATAAATTTGATATCAACCATTCTGACAGGCTTTGCGCTATCTGCCGTGTTACGAATAACCTGTACAACCAGGCGTTGTATATTGTACGTAACGAGTTGAAGGATAACGACAGGTGGCTGTTCTATCCCGACTTGGACAGGATAATGAAAAATGTCACCAACCTTGAAGGTACGATAAATTACAGGCTTGTGAAATCACACGTAGCCCAACAGACATTGCGCGTGCTTGACAAGGCAATGAAGGGATATGTCAAGGCAGTAAAGGATTGGTCTAAGAATCCAGGGAAGTATAACGGTAAGCCCGAACTGCCATGCTATCACAAACGTGGTGGGATGAGCAATGCGATATATACCAACCAGTCGTGCAAGATACATGACGGGTATATAATCCTTGACCGTGACTTGAAAATACCCGTTCCGCAATGGGAGAAATACAAGGACAGAATCGAACGGTTCAAACAGGTTAGGATAATTCCAAAACGTACATACATGACCGTGGAGGTTGTATATGATTGTGGCTGTTCGGATAATGTCGGTACGGGTATGGCTTCGATAGACTTGGGTGTGAACAACCTTGCCACGCTGGTGTGCGGATGCAATGCCCTGCTGTTTTCAGGCAAGGTTGTCAAGTCATACAACAGATGGTTTAACAAAACATTATACATACTGCAATCCATAAAGGACAGGCATGGGATAGAGAAACTGACAAACAGGATGAGAAAGATGTATGATAAACGTGAACGGTTTATGAATGACGCGATGCACAAGACAAGCAGGCGTATCGTTGATTATCTTGTATCACACCATATAGGCACTCTTGCTGTAGGCTACAACAAAGGATGGAAGCAATCCGTTAATATGGGCGGAGTAAACAATCAGAAGTTTACATTCATCCCTTTTGCGAGGTTGAGAAGCTGCCTTAGATACAAGTGCGAGCTTGCAGGTATCAGCTATGTCGAACATGAGGAAAGCTACACTAGCAAATGTGACGCTCTAGCTATGGAGGATATATGCAAGCATGATAGCTATCTCGGCAAGCGTGTCAAGCGAGGACTGTTCAAGTCGGCAGTTGGAAAAGTTATCAATGCTGATGTGAACGGTGCGCTTAATATTGGTAGAAAAGTATTCGGTGATTCATTTATGATAACTGATAGTGGGCGTTGGTATCGCCCCGAACGAATTAACGTTTTAAAATGTGTGTAAAGATGTACATTAATGCCTGATCATTCTAGGTTTGTTGAGATGAAAACAAACGAGTATAAAGAAACATGGATTTTTGATTCGGAAGATGATATCCCATATTTTTCTTTTAAGAGTTGTTTGGTATGTGAAGATTATAAGGATATTGTCTTGGATTGTTATGATGATGACATTACAAACATAATGAATGCAGTTAGTCTTTTTAGCCGTTTTGATATCTGTGAGTTCTTCAAAATTCCTTCATACAAAATTGAGGAAGATGGAACTATACATGAAAGAACTTTTGCAGACAAGGAGATGGATAAGGCTTCAAACAGCGTGATGATTGATAATGTCCGTTCTACTATGATTCATGTTAACAGGAAGATTCATTCTTTGGTTGACTACATAAAAAGCATTGATGAGGACAAATTTGATGAGAGCGTTGTAGCAAAGATAGAAAGAGATGTATTTGAAATACTTATGGATGGGGTTGTATCATGACAAATATGAAAAAATCAACAATAAATCTTATGCAAGAATTTATTCATGAAGCAACTCCCGAATTAATATTAAATGATTGTATAAATTTTGGAATAGAATTAGATAATATAACTAGTGCTACTCCAAAGAAAGTAAAGGAATATATTGATATGAAAAAGTACATTGGAACAAAACAGATTGAAGCAGAACCTATGACAAGAGGTGATGCGTGGGGAAAACATCTTCTTAGAGAAAAACCGTCAACGGAAAATTTCGATGATGAGGGTTATCATGTCCGCTATGAAGATGGGTATGAAAGCTGGAGTCCTAAAGATGTGTTTGAAAAGGCGTATAATATTGCCGAAACACCAGTTGACCGTATGCAGATAGAAGCCGAAGAAGTCAATGGAAGATATGTAAAGTTAGCCGCTTTCATAGATTCAGGGAAAATGGATGAAGTCGTTAATGATATGTACAACAAGTGTTTACTAGAAATGCAGTGTTGTACAATGTTCGACTATATACGGCTTCTTGATACTCGCATACAGCGTATGCAAGGTTCTGATAGCGCAGAAGTGCGGAAGATGAACTTTGGTATGGCGATCAAGGCTCTTAAATACGGTTATGCTGTCCGTAGAAACGGCTGGAATGATAAGGGCCTATGGGTTATCAAACAGGTACCGGCACACATTGATAGCGACATTATTCCAAAGATGCAATCTCTTCCGCAATCAGCAAAAGACCTTATTCTGAAAGGTAAAGGATTCATTGACTATACAAGCCAGTGTCTTATTTACAATGAGAACACTGGGCGTGCTGATTCATGGGTTCCGTCTATTAGCGATGTGTTTGCCGATGATTGGGAGATTGTTGATTAATACCTAATTTTATTTAAGGCTTAATTCACAAAAAGAATAACTCATAATATATATAAATTTAGGCCTTAATTATTATCTTTGTGGTGATTTTGGCACCGTCGAAGATCCTTAAAGCAATATTTGTCTTATGGACTGTTGCCTGGATCTTAATTCTTTTCATAATTTAAAAGGGGTAGGGGTGGTATAGTCCTTTTCATTTATGCTATAACCACCCCTTATTTATTAGGAATGTATAGTCAGTTAAACACTAGATATATGAAAAATTTGTTCAAAATGTACAGAGAATGGAGAAATAGAAAGTTTGTGGAAAAGATAAACAAGGTCTATTTCAAACAAGATAATTACGGCAATCTTTTTATGGAAGGAAGCCTGTATGTTTATGGTAAAAACAATGGTGTAATTTCATATTGTCCGGATAAGTCATTTAATGAGGTTAAAAAGTCTATATCTGATTTGCCATGAGAAAAAAAGAGCTTCTTAAAAAAATGAGAGAATATCAGTCTTGGCGGAAAGGTGCTGATATTCCCATGATGCCACCATCCGAAGTAACTAGGATGATTGATTCTGCAATAACGGTGATAGAAAAGTCTGATACAAGCAAGGCAAATGCTGTGCTGTTCAAAAAAGAAGTGATAGACAAACTTCACATTACTGTCGGTGCTATTATTTTGGACGGGTATGACGAGTTAGATTCCTGTGTGAAATATGTTAATGATTTAATACGTGAGTTAGATGAAAATTAATTTGTTTGTAAACGGAAATTTGGTGTGCGACCGAAGCAAAGCGAGGGAGCACAGGGGCAGTCTAGCTGCACAGGGGCAGTCGAAGTTATAACACTATGTGGTGGGGAACTTCCTAGTGATTATGACATTTCTGATGCTGTTATAATTGATGGCGATATTCATTGTCGTAGTATCAGTTGTAATGGCATTGTTGTTTGTAAAGGTTCTTTTACTGTTATAGAGGAAGGGGGTGATTATGGGTCACTCTAACGGTAAAATCACTGCACCTATTAATTTGGGTGGTGATGTATATCCTACTCTAGGTATTGGCGCTACTAGTAACGGTTATGATTTAGGGTATGCGTGTCTTAGCGAAAAAATTAATATGTGGAGTTATATAAAACCCAAAGAAGCGTCTAGCCCTTCATTTGACAACGCTAGTTTACCTGGTATAATTTATGATTCTGTAAATAAGAAATTAGTATATGATAGACCTAAAACATGGGCTAGGCTTACTGATTTTGATGGATACGATCATGGGGCTAAACCTCTTACAATAGATAAAGATATTCTAACTAATCCTGTAGATGCTACAAAAACAACGTTTGTACTTACAATTTCACCATATTGGGCTGATTCTAGGTATAATTGGGGTAAAATACTTGGGGGATTTACTTGGTCTAATATGAAGATAAAGGTGGAAGTATATAATCAATTAAAGAAGTTGGTGGATTCTGGAGTTTTCGTTGTAAGTAGTATTGATAGTACAGGAAAAATTTCAATTACCCTTAATCGCAATAATCTCATATCTATGGGGGATACATATATTTATATTAAGGGTTATTTTTGTGATTACAGTGGAAATGTATTATGCTTAATCCCTACTACATCTGACGGATTTATTCGTAAGCCGATAGTGGTTACTCAAAGTCTTTCTATTACACTTGGAGATACAACAGCCAACGCTTCTGGATTCTCTGTTTACGGACGGTTGACAAATGGGTCTACTTCTTCTAAATGCAGATTAAACATTACAAATAATACTTCTAGTGATTACGTTGCTTCATCCGGCAGACCATACGCTAGATATAGATGGAGAGCGAAAGATGGATCTTATACAGGTCAATGGTCAGGTAATATATTGATGCCTTCGTGCACAAATATTCCTAAATCATTTACTCGTAATGACGTGGTTGATGCTGGTAATCCCCCATCTTATGGTAATGTTACTCAATGGTATGTTGATTATCAAGTTATTATGTATTAAACACCGGATATAATATACACAAACAATGGGCATGGAACGGCAGATTAGGTCTGTCTGTGTGTATTCTGTATTGCTCATCAATGCAGAACTGGCATGGGTTTTTAGACGTTACTGCTGTCCTCCATCCCTTGAAATTTGGAATATTTTTCCATGAATTGTAATTTGCTTCATTGAAAATACCTAGAATCATCTGCTGTTCTATAACATACAACTGGCTTATACCGTTTGTGGCATATCCTCTACCGTAGTGTTTCTGTTTGCTTGGCGGAATAAATGATACGTTATATGGTGATGATATGTTGTTCCATATCTTTTTTTGAACCTCATCCGTTATTTTCTCTATATTGTTCGTTTTTGTGGACAGTAATGTATTGGCAAGATATACTTCAACAACAGCGCGAAATCTGTTTGTATTTGTGTTTATTCTCTGCTTTGTCGTTTCTCCACCGTATGTCCTTTCCATATATTCCTTAATGCCGTTATCCGTCATTGAAATATACTCCCATCCAAGATCATCGTTTAGTTCTAGTGACAGTTTATTGCTTTCCAGTACATATTGGTATATGTCGTTATATATATCCTCACGGAACTTTTTGGTCAGTTCCATCACTTTTTCTTTTTGGCTATCCGGGAGTTTTGATATTGACTTGAACGATTTAGCCCCTGCCAAAAGGAATATGGATAGAAGGTCTTTAGAAAACTTCTCCGCACGCTCTTTGGTTGACGATTTTATACCGTTGGCAAGTCTTTTTACCTGGAAGTAATAGTCTGCAATTTTAGATGTTTCTTCTTTGTTGATCATTGGCTTCTACTCTTTCTGTTATTCCATTTGCTACCATGTTTATCATCAAACTCTTGAAATCGCTTTGGCTGTATACTTTTTGTCCGATTGATGCTAGAGTTTGAAAGATTACAATTTGATTCTCATACAAAACCTTTTGGTTCTGTATGATAGCGTCAAGTTTCGATAATATTTCTCTTTCGTTGTCCATAGTGCAAAGGTATGTATTTTAAATAAAAAAGGCAACAGTAAAGATTCACATCTGCCTGCTGCCAAATTAAAAACATCGTAATGGTTCATTTAGATAGTGCAAAGTAACAGAAAATATGGTATATTTGCAATGATAAAATAGATAAATATTGTTAATCGTTTTGTAATACCTAAAGATATGGGAACCATAGATTCTATAATTTTATCAGATTATATTTTAAAACATTATGGGCCAATGTCACACTTGAAATTGCAGAAATTATTATTTTACTGCGATGCTTATTATTTGGCATATTTTGATAAAGAATTAATTGAGGATTCTTTTGAGGCATGGGTACATGGCCCTATTAGTCGTAAGGTTTACGGTAGTCTTAAAGATAAATATATGCTGTATGAAGAATTGACCTATTCAAATGAAACCCAAAAAGATGTAGATAAGGAATTTGAAAAGTTGACGCAAGACCAACAGGATTTTGTTATTAGTATTTTGGAGGAATTATATACTTGGACAATGTTTGAATTGGAAGCGTCAATTTGCAACGAGAAACCTTGGAAAGAAGCTAGAATTGGCTATGGAGAGGCAGATAAGTGTCATGTGGAAATTTCAAAAGAAACAACTAGATTATTCTATAAGAAAGACTTAATTCAATGACTTTACGTTTGTACATAAAAAAAGCAATAGAATAGATTGAGCCTTTCTATTGCCTAAATGAATAAATCTAAAAAATGCAATATGTTACTGCTAGTTGTATCCATTTAATGCTTTTTGGAAATTGTTGAGGTTGTCAAAATAATATAGACAACCCCATTAAATGATATCTTTAAATAAGTTTTACTTTTTGCAGTTAAATCTGCACATCTAAATATCAACTAGCCTAATTATTACATTGCAAATATAATACTTTTTTGTATATTTGCAATGTATAACTAAATAAAATATCATGGAACTATTAGTAGAAAGAAAATGGTGTAAGCCTGATTATACTATAGGGCGTTTGTATATTGATGGTGAGTTTTTCAGTAATACGCTTGAAGATCGTGTTGTTGACGTGAATAAGAACGGAGTGTTTGATGGAAACGAGAAGAAGGTTTATGCTGAATCTGCTATCCCTTACGGTAGATACCAGGTGATATACAACTGGTCCCCAAAATTCGGACGTAATATGCCAAGACTGTTGAATGTTCCTCATTTTGAGGGTATTCTTTTTCACGCTGGGAATACAGCAAAGGATTCTGCCGGATGTATCCTTGTAGGTAACAATACATCAAAAGGAAGGCTTACTGAATCACGCTATACTTCTGACAAGTTGAACAAATTGATTGACGATGCGATAAAGCGTGGCGAACAGGTTTGGGTTACGATTAAGTAGTGTGTTATCTCATCAATCATGTGTTGAAGGAGTTACAGGAGCGATGTTTTTGTCGCTCCTTGATTTTATACTATTCTCGCCAATTTTCCATCGGACGGTTTTCCGCCAAACAGGTGATTGATGTATGCAAGACCTTTTTGTGTGCATAGAACAACCATCACGACAAAACCTGGGTGATTCTCTCTTGGAATAGGCTTTTCTTTCATCTCGAAATACCCAGCATCAATATACTTCTGTTTTGGTTCGTTCCTGTTAGCAAAGAATACTCCTGCTTCACGAAGTTTTCTGAACAAAGAGTTTCTCCCAAAAGGCAAGCCAAGTATCTTTGCCGCCTGTCCTATATCGCACTTGCCTTCCATTGCAAAGGCTTTGTCGGCGAAGTCGGCTTTGGGCTGGAGCTTTTCTATTTGTTTCTGCTGCTTTTTGTTCTCCAGAGCCAATCGTTCTTTTTCCTCTTCGGCTTGTATTACCATTAATGCAAGCTCCTTTCGGGAAAGTTCATGTTTGTTTTCCTCACATGCGATAAAATATTTTCTAGCTTGCCTTCCACGTTCGTTGTTCTCAATCATAGATAGCTCTTTTGCCATACTGATTGACAGAGCATATTCAATTCGTTTTGTAGCTCCTATTTCTCGCTCCACAATTTCGGTGAATGATTGAAAATCAACACCTTCAATAAAATCATAAGATTTAATACGATCTTTAATCCATGTTGAAAAATCCCTTTTACTTTCAAGAAAAGAATGCAAATCACGTGCATTAACGGCTCTCTTACCGTTATTATCACTAATAGGAATAAGTTCATTCGTTGTGACGTTCATATTTTAACGAATTGTGATAAAAAGAAACCCTCCGTAGGTGTGAACGTCACAACATACGCAGGGCATAGAAGTCGCAGATTGTTTCCTTTCTGCCACCTTAGAGGGATTCTTAATATCTTGTACAAAATCTGTTCGATTTATTTTGCCAAATATTATTATGTTATGACGTTCACCACAAAGTAAATAATAATTTTTGATATATAAAAACTTTGTGGTGTTTTTTTCTACATCAATCCAAGCACCATACCTACTGCTCCCCAGAATACATCTCTCCATTCGGGCACTCCTTGTCTAAGCCACTTATCGTAGACGATTTCTTTCCCTACAAGGAGGAATAAGGTTAGTGCTATTGCTGTCCATACGGAGAAAAACCATTGCGCCACGCTTACTAAAAGTATTCCTGCAATGAGGTGTTCCATTCCGTCAACTCTTAAATTGTTAAGGCATATATAGTCCAATGCCCTTCTTATTTTTCTTAGTAAGTTTATAAATTTTCCCATAGTTTAGCTGTTATCGTTGTTTTCATTGTTTTCATTATTTTCCTCTATAACTCTAGCTTCCATATCGTTTAATCTTCTGTCTTGTTCGTCCATTCTATCATCTTCGTTATTTGCTGAGAAATCACTTTCCTCTCTTGCTGTCTGTAATGATATTATTCGGGAGTTCACAAGCTGAACGAGTGTATTGTTCCATTCGGAGAAATCTATGTATGAGTATGGTTCTATGGTAGCGTTTATTCTTAGAGCGTTATAACCTGTTGCGTCACCTTCCATTACTCCTACATAGTATTTGAATATATTGGCCATGTCATTTATGGCTGTGTTCATCATTTGTGCATCACTTCTCGCCCATTCCATTTCCGGCTCATAATACATTGCCGTTGTTCCAGTAGGTCTGTCACCTGACGATGATTGCATTGGCGGAACGACACCGCTTCCGTCAAGTATTCCGTTGTATATGTTGTCTATTTCGGTGAATAGTGAATTTGAAGCGTCCATTTTACCCATGAACTGTGCATCATCTTCTGCTCCTACACGTAAAATGGAAGTTCCTCCCAATCCGTTTCTTTGAATGTTTATTCTTCCGTTTGTCTTGATAAGTAGCATTTGGAATGCCTGTCGTGTGTTATATTCTCCTATCATGGACATTAGGAACTCGAAATCGTCTATCAAGTCCTGTACTGCCCCCCAAAATGGAAGTTCAAGACGTAGATATACTACAGGTATAAATCCCAGGTTATGGAATTGATGCAGTTGTATGATATTCCCGTTCTCGTCAATATCCGTTGCTATATCTCCGTTGGAATCAAGCGTGTAAAACTCATCTTTAGTCCATACATCGACAAGTGTGTCTGTATGTTCTTCTCCATCAGCCGATATATATGTGGTTGTATATTCCCTTGCGAAAGCTATTCTTTCGCCTCTTCTGTTTTTATGCTCATATAGTATATCTCCTTTTGAGTAGCTGAAAGACCTGTATTTTATCTCGTCCTTATCCTTATATATATATATGGCAGCATCTCCTACCTTTCCGGCTTCGCTTATAAGTTCAAACTTGGCTGTTTCCATGAGAGAATCAGTCCAGTATTCCTTGTATGTTGTCAGCTTATCCCTGTTCTGCTGGTTTGACGCGCTTTTCTTTATCTGGAATTTAAGAGGATTGGTACACAGGTGTGATACCCTTTTCTTGTGTATCATCCTTTGGAGAGGGAATGCTCGTCTTTGCAGTACGTAAGGAGTTGATACCGATTTCTTTTTTCTTTTCTGAACACCTACATTCGCGCTTTCATCATCCGATGATGTGGCATCCTCGTCTGACGGGATACTGTCTTTCCAGTCGGGTCTGTTGTGTATATAATGTCCTGATGTATCCCATTGTGCTAGAAAGTCATCCTGTGACATATATTTGTATATCAAAGCGGAGCGTCTTGGCTTTTTCTTTGTTCCTCCACCTCTCCCATCGTCACCTCTTGACGGAAGTGCCACTTTAAACGGTTCTTTTCGTAATAAAACGTCTAATTTTAAAATTTCCATAGGTAATTATAAATATTTTAATTCATCCATTATATCGTTAGGTATGTCAATCATTACATCGCATATATCAAAATATGTCCTGTATAAAAATGTTCCTTCTATCAAGTCGGGCGAGCATCCTACAATCTTTTTTGCTTCCTGTTTTTTCAGCAGTCTTAGTTTCCCGTTTTCCCTTTCCACGTCACGTCTTATTGCTCTTCTCTGATCCATCAGTGCTTCCCGTATTGTTTTGTTCACATACGGTTTGTCAAGAAGTTCCGGGTTTATACTGAATCCGCAATATCCTAGGTTTGTTCCTTTTATACGTGTTACCATTTCATCGGCAAGCTGTGCCCTTAGATCGAAATAGAATCTTACAGGTTGATCATCCTTGCTTTTGTCTAGTCTTTTCGGAACACCTCTAAGTATTGCCAGACTTTCGGGAAATGCGTCACGGAATGTCGGTGCTCCAAGACCGTCAAATGCCAGTCTGTTTTCACCGATTCCCCATTTCCGTAGATTGTTTCTTACCCATCGGTTCAAATCCCTAGGCTTTAATGTGTTTGACCATTCTAGGTCTTGTAAGTGATGTCCTATGAAGTGCCCCATTACACAAACGTCACCAAGACCGTATGCTATATCCAGTGTAGCACATTCAAAGTAATCGTCAAACACAGGCTGCGATGAGAACATTTCCTCCATTTCGTCACGGGTTATCCACTCGTTTCCCCCTTTTATCAGCTTCCATGAACCTAATGCGTTTATTGATACTTCTTGTGCTGTTCCTCCAAGGTTTTTCTGATAGTCTGGATTGGAAGCCATAAGTATCTTGTTATCTTCCAGCCCGGAAGCTATAAAGGTTATGCTCTTGATGTATCTTTTACAGTTTGTTTCGTCAATTTTGGTATTTTTACCGAATCTTGCGATGATATAATCTTTTGCCTGAGCAAATACTTCTTGTGGGCTGTCACCCCATGCTGTTTCATGTATAGTATCTCCATATTGAAAGAAATATCTTACTTTCCCCGATCTTTCTGGAATTGCTATTCCATCATCGTCTACCCACCATGATACCATTGCTCTCCAGAAATCGCTGTACGGATTTGGGTTGCACGCGCCTATAAGACTTGTTCTTAGTCCTGATGATGAACGCAATACCGTTTGAAGGTAGTTTATGATAGGTTCTGTTGCCTGTGAGCACTCGTCTATCGCCACCTTGACAACGTTACCACCCTGTTGTCTGTCCTTAAATTCGCTTACGCCTTTTTCTCCAGACAGGCAGGCATCACCGAAATAATCGTACCGTATTTCACCTCCTGCGTCAAGTCTTGAAAGGCGTTTTGAATCAATATACTCACCATAAGGTTCAACCATCTTTGAAACCACTTTAAGAATACCGTCCGCTTTTTCTGCGGATGTCTTGTCCTTACGGAAAACAAGTGCGGAAAATGACGGGTGGTTGCATGAACTCAGTATATCAATTCCAAGGCATACGGATTTTCCTCCCCCACGATTTCCGTGAAGTATCTTTATCCCTGCCCTGTTTCTTAGAAATGCCTCCTGTGAACCTTTCTGTGGAGCAAGCATATTTACCTTGTACCCCTTGCTTCTTCTGTCCTCTATATATCTTTGGACAAAATCAAGGCTTTTATATGGTATAATTCCTCTTTTGCCATATCGTTTCAGCGATTTGACAACATCCTTAGTCTTTAATCCTCGGTATTTTAAGTCAATTTCTTCCATCTTTCTGTATGTATTTTGCAAATATAATATTTTTTTAAATATTTTTTTGCTTATACACATTTTTTAACTACATTTGCATCGGTAAGAGGTACTTACTGTGCGCAAAGGTCTTGTGCATGAATCACATAAAAAAATAAATAGTATATGGATAAAAATGTAAAAGTCATTTTTGAAGGTATCAAGAATGCGTTGGGAGAAAGTAGCTCCGTTATTACAGATCGTACAATCGAACAGACAATTAATGAGTTCTCAGCGTTCGCACCGCAGGAAAATGCGGAAAAGTTCTGGAATGAAAGTGTTGTGAATCATTTAAAGAACACAGTGGCAGGTCAGGTAAGAGCGTTTGCGTCTGATAAGCGCAAAGAGTGGGATACAATCAAGGAACAGGAGATATCCAACTTGAAAAAAGAATGGGAAAAATCACATCCTGCACCACAACCTACACCAGCACCGCAACCACAACCTACACCGACACCAGCACCCGAACCGAAACCGTTTGAGTTGCCCGATGATGTCAAGGCTAAACTTGAAGAGTTTGAAAAGTTCAAGAAAGAGTTTGAAGCTAAAGAGCAGGAGGAAAAGCAGAAGCAGATTGTAACTGAAAAGCGCAAGAAGCTGTCTGATTTGATTAAACGCCCGGAAGCAGGTATGCCTAATGAGTTGTTGCGCAATATCATTTTTGAGAACATTCAGATTTCGCCCGAAGAGGAAGATACAAGCATTCTTCTGAAAATACAGGGAAAGTACAATGAAACATGTACGAAATACACAAAGGATGGCATTAATCCTTTCATCTCTGACAAGGGTGGTTCTAGCGATGTAAAGTCATTCATAGATAGAAAGAGAGAAGAAGATAAGGCTAACAAGGAAAACAACATTGTCAGCCGATATTACAGTAAAATTAACAAATAGTTTTTTTAATTATGAAAGCAGGAGTTCTTGCAACAAGTTATAGTAAGATTGGTGGCGCAAGACATATCTTTTCTAATGATACGTCTTTGCACGTACTGTTGGTAGGATGTAACGTTCCAGTAGAACGTATGCCTACAGTTGGGAACAAACTTCCGGCTGGCACTATGATTAAATGCGATTCCTCAAAACAGGATGGCGGTGATATTCACTATTCATTCAGAATGTATGAGAAATCGGATTCTGGTGCTACGGTAAAAGTTGAAAAAATCATGGGTAATACAGTTGCCAAGGTTGGTATGGTTGTCGGCAAAGCACCTACTACTGCCGCAGGTACTACAACTGGTTTTACCATTAACGCTATTGATTCGTCACATGACGAATATGACATCCTTACATTGTCCGGGGATGCAGGTAAATTGGAATTGACCGATATTTTAGTTGAAGTTACACAGGTTGGTGCTAGCGCAAAATTCAAGGTTATTCCTAATGCTATCCTGCCTTATGATGTTGACACCATTCCCGGTGCCACTCTCTATCCTTTCAACGGTGCATGGATGGTGACAAGTGAGATTTTGGAAAAACGCATTCCGCCCGTAGCTTCGGCAATCAAAAAGGCGATGAAGGATGATGAATCATATCCTTGCGTTTTCCGTTACACATTGTATAACTAATTAAATTTTTTCGTTTTATGCAAAGATCGACATTTAGTTTCTATGATTGGCATTTCTCTGGGGAGATGCAGGAACTTATGGATTATGCCAATCAGAAATTTGATAACGAAAACTGGAGAAGCTACGGAGATTGGGATGTTCCTCAGATGAGTAAATCATGGAATGTCATGGTTGACGAATACACACAGGCTACCCGTCCTGTGATGCTTGCTCCTTTGGCTGAAAAGCCTATCATGGACACTACTGGATTTGAATGGTATTCGGGCCGTATTCCGAAGATGGGTCACGCCATTCAGTTTATGGAAACCGATATTCAGGAGTTCTATGAACTTGACATTCCGCAAGGCGCATTGCTTGACAAGATCCGTGAGAAATGGTACACAAAGATGGAAGCGTGTATCCAAGGTTTCCATACCGAGTTGAACTGCATGACTTATCAGGCTCTTTCTACAGGTATGCTTAACTATACAGCTAGTGGTACCAACTCAATCCCTGTTCAGATTGACTATCGTGTTCCTGCAAAACACAAGTTGAAAGCGTTGAAACAGAAATGGTTTAGCGATACAGACTGGACACCGAACGAGAACGCTGATCCTATTAAAGACCTTCAAAGAATGTGTAAGATTGCCGACAATGATGGTGTTCCATACGATCACTTTGAAATGTCCAAGGATTTGTATGACAACTTCCTGATGCACCCGAAAGTGACAGCAGCAGTACAGGCTCGTCTTGTTCCTGCCGCAGCATCTACTACAATCTATCCTATGAACAATCAGGAGATTGTTGATGTGCTGATGAAGGTGTTCTCTATTCCTGTGATTATTCCTGTTGATGAAAAATCAAAATGGAACAAACTTGGTGTGATTGAGGAAGCCAAACCGTCTTTTGAAAAGAACACCGTTGTTCTTGTTCAGAGCGGTCAGTTCTTCCGTATCAAGAACTCACCGTCAATGTATTTGCAGGATACCAACCCGGCTGTACGTATTTCTTCTTTGGAAGGCGGACGTATCGCGTTCTTGCATCAGTATTCTTCCGAACCGTATGCGGAGAAGAGTTCAGGTGAGTTGTGGGCATGTCCTGTGATGAAGAATCCGAACAACCTTATCATTATGAAGGTTGACGAACAGTCAAATACGGGATTGTAAAAGGTTGAACCATGAAGGTCATTATTGATATAAATGGCGAAGGCACAGCAAAGGGCGCAGGGGAGTATTTCATTGGAGATACTCTCACGCTCCAAGCTATTCCCGAAGAAAGTGTAGAGTTCGGATGCTGGCTTATTGCCGACAATGAAACATTGAAGCCGGAAGATAGACTGAAAGTTTCGGATAATCCGTTTACTATTCAAGTTACCCCTCAGATAACAGCAAAGGGTAACATGAAGGTGGAAGCATATTTCTATATGTCTATGCGTGAATATCTGAAAGCACAGATTGACTATGAGTTGAAAAACACATCATATATCAGTGTTGCCCAGAAATGGGGATTCCGTTTGTCTGATGACAGCCGTGAAACGTCTGAGATGAAGAAGGATTTGGCTTATGCTGACTTGTTGCTCATTGTTTGCACTGCCCCTTCAACGATACAGGGAAAGACGAAGAAAGCCGGGAACTGGTCAATTACCGACACAAGCAAGACTATTTCTATCAATGACAAGAAAAGATTGGAGCAACGCGCAAAGGATTTATACGCCAAATGGGGTTTGAATTTGGATGTTGGAACTGATGTTGAAATAACTAGATTAAGATGGTAGTATGGGAAAAAGTATTTTAGGTGAGGATATGTTTCCTGATATGGTGAGAATTTATCAGAATAAGAATAGTTCTGATAAATATCAGACCACCCCATATTGGGAGATGATATACGAAGGAAGGGCAAACATACAGGAAAAGGATACAGGTTCGGAAACGAATGATGTTGGTAAATCCGAATATGCCGCCTACCTAGAAGATAACGATGTAACCATACCTTCCGGGTGTCTGTTGGATTGGCAGAATTTCAACCATCCGTTTTCGGACAACAGCAATAGCTGGCGTGAGATAAAGAAACCTCCATTTAACAATATGGAATTTGGTACGGTAATATACTTTAACCAAATAGAAAACTAGAGTACTATGACAATCAATTGGACGGAAATAATACTTGCTTTGTTGGGTACTAATGGTATAACCCTTCTAACTTCAATATTACTGTTTAAGCAGAAGAAGGAAAAAATGGAAACTGAAATTGATTCTTCTACCTTGGACAATCTTGAAAAAGGGTTTGCTATTCAGGGTGCTCAGTTGAAAAAGGCACAGGAAGAAATATTGAGTTATCAGCAATCTCTTCATGATGCTTATCAGAAGATACAGGAGCTTTATAATGAGATGAACAAAATCAAAAACGAGTTGAAATGCGCAAAAGATGATCGAGATTCATTAAAAAAGCAGATTGATAAACTGAGTAAACCGGTAACAAGAAAGACAAGTACAAAAAATGCAGGCAAATAACAACGATAAAGTATTGAAAGAGTTTGGTAGTAATGTCCAGCTTGCTTTGGATGCTTCTATCATGCAGTTCATGGAAGATATCGCCACGAATATCATGGATGATATAAAAGACATGGAGGGATTTACCAATCAGACTTTCAATCTTGAAGATAGTTATGGCTGTGGCATTTATAAAGATGGGGTCCTAAAGAAGATTGTGTGGGCAAATGCAACGAAAGTTGCAAATGAACCTAGGAAACGTAACAATGTAGAATATTGGGGGCGTGAACTTGCCGAAGATTTCTTCAACAGTTACAAATCCGATGGTTCTGACAAATATGAACTGGTTGTCGCTGCTGTCATGTATTATGCCAAGTATGTGGAGAACTATCATTTGTTGAATGTTCTTTCAGATTCTTGGATTAAGACAAAGACAGATTTAAAAGGGGGCAAATATACTGTGGTTTTTAAGAAAATTGCAGCTAATATGTTAAACAAATATTTTAAGTGAAGTTATGGGCTACTTTAATCCTTCAACAATAAATACCACCTTGTACAATATTGTATTGGACAAGAAGATTGCTGACGATGTATATAAGATACAGCGTCCTGCAAGTGTTGATGATAAGGTAACTAGTTTTGTTGTCGTAAACAACAATACAAGAATTGTAAGCAATACCGAGGGCGGCCCTTACGGTCACTTCGGGAAAGGCGAAACAATGGCTACGGTTACTTTGTTTGTAAGGGCATTGCCTGGGAACATATATCCGTCTGTCATGGATGCGTTGAGTGAGAAGATGGTAGAACTGTTTCCTCAAAAGACTGTGCAGCTTCATTTCGAGATATTTAATGTTTTACCACCAATGTTTGACGGGGTTGGGTTCTATTATATGTCCGTCCTGTTGAATGTTGACATTTCAAAGGATTAGCCGCATGAAAAACGTGAGAAAAAACAGTGGAGGCGCATCGGTAGATACGCTCTCAACAATTAACAATAACTTTTTAAATACAGAAAATAGAATGGCACGAGTAAATTTAGACACCAGCCCTGCTTACTTGAACGGGCAGTCGGCTGCTTTGACATTTGATGCGATTGAGATTACCGATGAAACTCAATATTCAAGTTTTAAGAATCCGAAGATTCTTCCCAATATTGAATCTGGTACTACGGAATCTGCTGGTACTGACGTTGACACTTCTGAAACAAAGAACGAACAGGGTGCTACCGTATTCCAGAATATCACACCGGGTACTATGGCATTTACCTTTACAGGTATGTCCACTTCAAAAGCCGCTTTCGCTTTCTTTACACAAGGGAACGAAGCCAAGGCTGAGTTGGAATTAAGTAGTTTAACTGATACTGTTGATGCTTTCGGTAAGGGAGCTTCTCAGAAACTGAAAGCGTTTGGTGCAAGTGCATTCAAGCAGTTTGTACGTCCTATCGGTATTATCAACGGTACTGGTGATCGTATGATCTTCTTCCCGAAGGCATCATGGGCTGTCAGCTTCACAGGTGCTCCAAGTAACGCTGGATACCTTGGATTCTCCGTTACTGTGACAGCATTGGAAGTTAACACTCAGTATTTGAAAACCATGATGGTTCTTGAACTTGACAATTCGGGTATCGGTGGTTGATGTAGACGAGTTATGAATTATTAGCTGGGCGTTTTCGTCCAGCTTTATTGTTTTTTAACTGTTGCTATTTTATTGATATTAACTTTTATTGTATTTTTGTGATAAAAATAAATAAAATGAACGATAAAGAATTGTCTGATAAATTAAAGCAAAAGGCTATAAGTCTTGGGCTGTGTGAGGAATGGACAAATGAATGGGGAAACCCGGATAAATATGAATTATGCGAGAAATATATCAGAGGCATTGACTTCTGCCTGTTAAACAGATACCCGTCAAATGAAATAATCAAGAAGGAATTTGCAGGAGTTAGGGAGAAGTTTAATGTCTTCGTTGATGATACCAACCTTTTCATAAGCAATCCTAAATGGTCTATTTTTAACGGTTCGTGTGATTGTGTTGTCACATTCAACGATTTCGGTATAGGAGAGATGTATGTCAAGGATAACAGCCATGTAAGCCTTGTTGCGCTTGATAACAGCATAGTACACGTTTCTTTGATTGATGATGCAAAACTTGATATTGTATCGTCTAAATATACCAAGGTGTTCGTACATACAAATACTCCAAAGAACATATCAAAGGTGGATGTGAAAGGAAAATTAATGATTAAACCGTTCAAGTTAGTTTAAAAAATGGGAATATTTAATTGGAAACAACCTGACTTAGATGATCAGATAAAGATGCAGAAGTTTGCCACTCATAAATACAAAGAGGTTATGGTTGGCAATAAGAAATTCAAGGTGCGTGGTCTTAGACTAGGCGCATACGATTATATTGTAGACAAGCTGTTGATACGTGACATTATCAACCCCGATACAGCGAAAAAGGAAATGATTGCAATTATGAAAAATGACGCATCTATTCCGTACAAAGTTGCAGCGGCAGGAGTATTGAATAACTATTGGTTTTTTGAGATAATTCCTTTTGCAAGACGTATATACGCTTGGTGGTTAAGCAGGCACTATGACCATAAGGAACTAACTCCGTTGATAGAAGCCATCGTGGAGGGGGCTAATGTAAGTGATTTTTTTACAAATACAATCCGTTTAGCGTTCTTGATAGATACGACAGCGACATTAAGCAAGAAGGATGCCATGAAATTATCTCTCGATGCAAAATCGGCTCACGAGGATCTATCCAAAAAGATTTCCCCCAATTCAGAGGAGATTTAAGGCTATTCGGAGGATTGATGATAATCAAGGACTGGGCTTTGCTATGGAAATATTCATGGAGTTATATACAGGCAGTAATAATGGACCAGCCTAAACTTGATTATCATTTTGAAGAGAAAATGAAGTTGTACAAGGCTTCTCTTACAGAAGATTTATATAAGGAAGCTAACAAGGATGCAAGTGGCTTTATATATAGGTTCAAAGAATCTAAACCTAAAGAAGAGCATCCCGATATATTACTAAAAGATGTTTTGCGATGATAACAAAATACGATCCTAAAATATATCCCCTTAAACTGTATGTTGCAGTAGGGGATGACCAATGGGGGAAAATATATAGAAAATTTACTCAACATAATCATGACCCGATAGATATATCTAAGGATGAAATTAAAGACTGTGATGGTATGACTATTCTTGTAAGAGAAAAAAGTACAAATAATTTAGGCGTACTTATTTGGTTATCCAACGATGGTATAGGAGTAAAGACTGTTGCTCATGAATCTGCTCATTATGTTTGTAATGTATTTGAGTATTGTGATATAGCAATGGGGTATAAAAACGGGCAGGATGAGCACTTTGCATATCTTCTAGGCTGGTGTGTTGAATGCGTAATGGATAGCGTTGCGAAATATTTAAAAAACAATATTTATGAAGATTAGTTTGTTTGCCACGTGGTATGGCATCTAGTGAAATAAGCCCGAAAGTTACAGAAACTTTCGGGCTATTTTGTAACCTGAAAACAATATGAAACCGATACCTATGTATCCAAGATTGATTAGTATTTTTTGCCATTTAGACAATTCCTTTTCTACCTTTACTTCTACAATTTTCTCTACGGTTATTATAGAATCTTTCGTCACTACCGTTTCTTTTTCCAAGGATGGGATGCTGTCTTGTAGAAAGTCTTTCTTGTTTTTCAAACTATGAAAAAGCCTGCCATCCGACATTATTTTAGCGTCTGATACGGCTAATGATGTTTCCAAGTGTGAACTTTCTTCAAATGTTGTATGTTGTATGTGCTCTGTTGGAAGAGTTATTATTTTTGATTGCCATACTACTCTTTCCGTTACTGTCGTGTTGTGGTCTACTATAGTTGTATTTGTCGAAGATGGAAGTAGCTTGCGTGAACAAGAACACGACAGTAACAAAAAAAATAGCAATATAGAAAACGGCTTATTCATCGACAAGATTTGTTGCGATAAGCGAGATAAATTCCTCCTTCGGTATTTCCAATGCTTCGGGAGAGTTCCATTTCACTTTAATTGCACCGTCAGTGCCAATAAGTTCAATGATTTTAGCAAATCCTTCAAAAGCGAACTTTCTAGGCTTCATATCACATTCCTCTTTCATTTTCTCTTGGTATGCTTCGGAGTATGCCTTGTTCAACTCTTCTGTTTCCTTGTTGAAATCTTCTTCTGTCTTTCTGATTTCATCCGCTTCTTTCTTTTCCTCTTTTGTCGCATCTTCCTTTCCGTCAATCTCTCTCATGTGATTGATTTTCTGTGCGCGCTCGTCATATCCTTCCTTCTTTATTTCTTTAAGAACCTGTTGCATATCATCATCGAATGCTTTTGCAGCTTTGTCGTAAGCGACACGCATAAGCATGATTTTTGCTTTCAGTTCTGATGGAAGTTCCTTCCCTTCTAGTGATAAGGGGATATTCAAGAGAGTTAATCTCTTTAAAAACATTTCTTGGTTCGTCATTTTTCTTGCCTTTTTAGATTGAAACTGATGAGATTCCTTTCGTGTTAATGTATTTTTTCACATCGGTTACGAAAGAGTTGATGATGGTAATGATAGCAATTTGTGCTTCCAAATCGGGATGATCGTTGTAGTTGATTGCGATACCACCGTTCTGATTGAAATAGAATGTGGCGAGTTGGTTCTCTGATTCCAATGACTTCACCTCTCCGCCATCAAATGAATCAATGTTTTTTCCGTTTGATACGTTTACATTCGCATTCACCTTGTATTGTTTTTCCACATTAGCTTCATTGCTGAATGTTACGCTGGCTGAATTTACGCCAACGAGTGTTACTTTGTTTTCTTCTATAGCCATAGTTAAAAAATTATTTTATTGCAAAGATAACATAATCGTTTTTAAGTACCATTTTAAATATGTTAAAGAATACTAATGGATTTTTGTTTGTTGTAAATCATGTTGTTATGTTTATTTTTGCTATTTTGCCTACTTGAAATATTCGTTAATCAACTCATCGTTACAATCCATGTCAAGTAACATCTCAAACATATATTCACCCACAAAGACTTCTTCCGCTGATGCATTCTTCAATACCTTGGCTACCTTATTGGGTTTGAGGCTTCGAAAATCTGCAACCCCCAATTCGGTAGGAATACCAAATTTCATCTTAGTCGGCTCCAAATACTTAATCAAATAAGGTGAATGGCTTGTAATCAGCACTTTGGTATCGCCCGCTAATTGCACAATTGCCGTTAACAGGTTCTGCAATAGTCTTGGATGTACGGAATTCTCCAATTCTTCCAACAGAAGCAATGGAATCCTATTTATTTCCGCAGCAATCACCAAAGTCAAGATAAAGAATATTTTCTTTGACCCTGACGAAATCCGACTGATGGAAGTATATTGGTTATTGTATCTTTCCTTTACACGAACATCATAAAAAGTTTCTGGTAAACGGAAAGGTAAATTCTTCGTTTCTTCCTCTTCTACATCCTTGCGCAAATTAATCTGCACCGGTTCAAAGTCTTCGATTGTAACCAACAGTCCAGTAACAACATCTTTCAGCAATGCATATTTGTCTGGAGCAAGTTCTTTTAAGCTATTCAAATAATGACTGACTTTTTCCTCCTTTGGATAATCCAGACTCAACTCATTTACATCATCGTCCGGTGCTATCATGTTAAACAAACTATCCGGATGTTGCAAAGTGCCTATTTCTCTAACATCCAGCCTATTCAACTGACGAATAGAGTCAATATAAAAAAGGTCATCAAAGTTAGCAAGTTTATTCAATGCTAAAATATTACTATCAACGGGAAGTTGCTTAGAACAACGTCCAGTTGGTGAAGCTAAATAATAAGCAACATCCGTATCTTCGCGATTGATATAACTTCTGAACTTCAAGTCATCATCTGATTTCATTCTCAAATATTCACCGATAATTTTACCATCATCTTTTGAAGTCTTCCACCACTCAAAGGAATAGCCGTAAACGAAGGAAAACGTTTCCTTTCCGTTAGAAAATTCCCCTTCCAATTCAAAAGTAAACGGAACACCTTCTAAGGCTGTATTAATAGGTATAAGAGAACGATTGCGCATCAATGACAGCTTTCTCTTTAAAGAAGCCTCCATAAAAAACACGCCAAAACTAATGGCACGAAGTATATTACTTTTGCCATAATTGTTAGGTGCAATCAATGCACTTAAATCATCCAAAGATATTTCTACATCCTTCAGATTGAATATGCCCGATATTTTAATTTTATTGAGTCTCATACTTCGTCAATTCCAATTTTATGCAAAGATAACATAATCGTTTTTAAGTACCATTTTAAATATGTTAAAAAATACTAATGGATTTTTGTTTGTTGTGAATCATGTTGTTATGTTTATTTTTGCTATTTTTGCCTTTATTAAAAAATAATAACTATGGCTGATGTTGATTTAGGAGCATTAAAGTTTAAGATTGGGCTAGATGATTCCGGTCTTGACAAACAGATAAAGGATATACAGAAGAAGTTGCAGGACACCTTTAACCAGGAGATGTCCTTCAAGCCTATGTTGACCGATATAGGCAAAATGAATGACGAACTTAGCGAGGTTGTAGATAAGATAAACAAAGCGAATGAAAACGCATCCAAGGTAGGGAAAGGAAAGTCGAACAAGAAAATGGATATACTTGTTCAAATGGAAGAGTTGTCAAACAAGATTGTAGAAGCGACAAGGGAGTATGACAAGCTGGAAAAGACTTACCGTAACATAGGCAATGCAGGCGGAGATAAGGGGATGGATGCAAGAAAAGCCAATCTTGAAAGCCAGAAGAAAGTGATAGATGATCTTGTGGCTGAATTGAACAGATTGAAAACCGCATATTCCCTTACTGCTAACAGTGTGCCTAAATTGTCCATTTCCGATGAAAGGGAACTTAATCTTCTACGCCAGCAATACGAGATGGAGATTGCACGGACAAAGGAGATGGATAAACAAGCATCAAAGCAGAAAAAGATGCAGCAGACCAATCAGAATTATATACAATACCTTTCTGGTCAGTCTGGACTTGCCCTTGGTATGCCAGAGGGAAGTGCTGAGGATTTGAACAAGAAGATTGCCGCTATACAGAAACGCCTTGAAGTATTGAATAATTTTAAGGTTAATATTCCTTTTAACAGCAATCAAATAACAAAGATTGACACTCTTATTCAGAAATTGCAAGGCAGGTTGGATAAACTGCAATCATCTTTAAGAAAAACATCAACGTCTGAATTACTTAATATTAATCCTACGTCTATCAATCAGGCTAACAATCTTATTTCTGAATTGACAAACAGGCGTAATGCGCTTAATACGACTGATGCAAACTATAACCGTACCCTTACTCTTCTAAACAGGAAGATACAGGAACACAACAAGTTTGTAAATGAGGCTACATCCTATGGAACAGAGATGCAGCAGACCAATCAGAAAAATGCCGCAAGTTCAAAGGAGTTTACCGAGGAACTGACAAAGCAGAGCAGAATGATGCGTGAGTTCGTCAATACGATAAAAACTTATGCAGGATTCTACTTTTTCAGAGATATGTTTCAGGAACTTGTTGCCATTCGTGGGGAGTTCGAGCTGCAACAGGTATCTTTACGTGCCATTATACAAGATGCAAGACGGGCTGACCAGATATTCAGTCAGATTAAGGGCCTTGCTGTAATATCTCCTTTCCAGTTCAGTGATTTGGTTGGATATACCAAACAGCTTGCAGCATTCCAGATACCTGTCAACGAATTGTACGGTACAATGAAAAGCCTTGCGGACGTTTCCGCAGGTCTTGGCGTTGATATGGGACGTATCATTCTTGCCTATGGTCAGATAAGAAGCGCAGGTGTATTAAGAGGACAGGAATTACGTCAGTTGACAGAAGCTGGTATTCCTGCATTGGACGCATTGAGAAAAAAACTGGAAGAAGTAAGAGGCGTGGCTCAAACTACTGATGATGTGTTCAATGCCATATCAACACGTCAGATTCCTTTCGAGTATATTCGGGAGATGTTTACCACAATGACGGAAGATGGTGGTATGTTCTACAAAATGCAGGAAATACAAGCCGCATCCTTGAAAGGTATGGTAAGTAACCTTGCCGATTCATACAAGATTATGATGAATGACATAGGCGAGGCGAATGATTCCGTTCTGAAAGGAATTGTGGGAAGCATAACCGATGCAATGAACAACTGGAGATATTTCTCTAAGGCAATAGAGGGCGTTGCTGTAGGATATGCCGCATTAAAGGGATTACAGCTAGCTAGAACGGCTATGCTTGGTAAAGAAGTTGTTGCAACAACTAATGCTATTAAGGCTGAGAAATTAAGGGAAGCCCAGTTGCTTAAACAGGCTGCGATGTATAGAACGCTCACTACTGCCGAGAGATGGAAGATAGCGACAGCGTCAAAACTGTCTGCCGTAGAGATAGTTGCTGCCGTTAATTCGGGAAAGATGTCGGCAGAGATGGCTAAACGTATTCTTGCCACGAATATGCTGACACAGGCTGAACGGCATCTTCTTGTAACAGAACTTAAACTGACAGGTGCGGAAGCTGCAAGAATGTTGTCTATGACAAAAACGACAATGTTGATGAACGGATTCAAACTGGCAACATTCGGTTTGACAAATTCATTGAAAACATTGTGGCTTACGATAAAGGCTAATCCTCTTATGACAATACTTACCGTTGCAGGACTTGTAGCGGGAGCGTTTCATATCATGTCTGCACGTTCGGAAGAGTTCAATCAGAAGATAAAGGATAGTGCAAAGTCTTTCCGTGAATCATACAGTGGTTTGCAAAAAGACCTTGACAAGATAAACTTCGATAAACTTACCCCGGAAAACCTTGAACAGCTTGACACGAAACAGTTGCAGTCGTATGAGGAAACACTTACTGGAGTATTGTCTAAATATGGCAATATGGGGCAATATATAGTACAGAACAGCAAGAAGATAGATGATCAGAAATCACGTGTGGAATATCTGCAAAAGTCAGCATCGGAACTAGAGCAGGTTTATAAGCGCGCTGCCGAAAATGCGGATATAATGTTCAAGGCGGATAAGGCAACATCTACGGGTGTATTTGGAGATTCATTCTCTGATATGCTTAAAGATTACGAGGAATCGTCTGTAAAACTCACTTCGGCAAGTAAGGATATAGAAGAGTTTCGTGGTCAGATAGTACAGGCATCCAAGGAGATTATAAACATGGGTAAGGGTACTAAGGAATGGAGAAACGAACTTACCGAACTGATAAACAAAGGGGCTTCGGCAGCTACTATTGTAGAGAAGATACGTTCTTTAGCTGAAACGTCAGGAGATGCACGAACATTTGAAATATTCAAGAACAAAACCCATTTTGACAGTGAGGAATTGTTGAAGGAGTATGAGAAATTGAGGATGGGCATAATGGGCGAAACTGAAGAACTTGAAAAATCATTTAATGTTTTTGCAAACAGTTTTGAGAAAGAACTGAAAAAAGTACCTGTAGGTATTGATGCAAATAAATTAAATGATGCTCGAAAGGACTTTATAAGGATTCAATCTGAAAATTTTGTCACAACTAGAGAACTTGGGGAGAATGCTAAAAAATTGTTTAATGAATTTATTGACAAAAAATATGCTGTTAAAATAGAACTTGACGATAAGGAAGCACAAGAAGGATTGACGGGATGGAAAAAATCTCTTGACGAAATTACAGGGCATAAATGGACTATTGCTATAAAGGCTGCCGATGTGAAATCTATGGAGGATTACTTTAAATCGGTAAAACAGGAATATAAAGACGCCAAAAGTTCAATAGAAAATTTACAGCGCACCATTGATATGTATGTTAGCCAAGGAAAGGTCAAGAAACTTGGAGATGAGTATCAAATTACAGGCATTGTAAGCCCTTATGAAGCCGAGCAAGTACAACAGACGGTATATGAGATTAACGCTGCCAACGAAGCGATGTCAAAGGCTACGGGAACAGCAAAACAATTCAACCTTGAACTGGAAAAGCAGAAGAAGGAAGGGAAAAAAAGAGATCCTCTTGCTGACCTTTGGAAAAACAGATTGTCATTGCTTGAATCCGCATATTCCAAGTTCAAGGATTTGAGCATTAACATAGGTAAGGAAGAAGCCAAAAAGCAGATCGAAGCCATATACGGTTCACAGGCGTTAAAACTTGGCGTAGATATTGTATATGACAAACAGGCTATTGTTGACAGTTACAACAAGGCTGCAAAGGAATTGGAAACACGTGTCCCACAGGATGCGGTCAAGAACGCAAGGAAAGCTGCCGAATTGTCCTCTGAAATTTATGTTGAAGCAGCCAAGAAGGTGATGAAAAGAATTACGGATGAGTTTGACAGATACAGGAACAAGTATGACTTTTACAGTGACATACTTGGAATAACGGGTGATTCCGAACTTGCCTTAGACCTTGCCGTTCAGTTCAGTGGTGATACATCTACTATGGCTGAAAGTTTTGCAGCAGGGATATACAACAATCTGCAATCCGCATTGGCAGGAATGAATCTTGACCTTGGCGTTTCTGTCGTGCCAGACACATCTTCATTCACCTCAATGAACCAGTATATCAATCAGATACAGGAAGCCATTAAGGGGAATAAGAATATCGGAGAAGATCAGAAAGAGGTTATACAAGGAATGATTGACGCATGGAAAGGCTATTTCGGTGAGATGGCAAAGCAGTATGCGAATGACCTTGAAAAATATGGTGACTACTATACACAGGTTGATATTATCAGGGAGAATTACCGAAAAAGAATTGAAACGGCAAAGGGTATGGGCAACACTTCATTATCTTCCGCATTGCAGAAAAGTGAAGAGATGGACTTGTTCAAGTTGACCACAGACTATCAGAATTTCTTCGGTGCTGTTGAAGCGATGTCTATGGAGGCTGCAAATACCGTAGCTGACAAGGTAAGGGAAATGCTCAACAGTGCGTTCAGGTCTGGTGCTATCAGCGCAAAGGAATACATGAAGGAACTTGAACGTGTGGACAAGCAGATAGAGAAGATGATGAAGAATAACCAGTCTGACTTTCAGACGTACATGAAAGATGGGATTGAAGGTATGTATAATAAGCGTTATGATGCAGGAAAGTCAAAGATGATGGCAGGCATGAATGATATGCAACAGGCTATGGCTGACATAGAAAATGCTTCCAAGGCATACGAGGACGCAATGAAGAACGGTGATGAAGAAGCCGCCAATGCCGCTTTGAGTGCCAAGTCGGAAGCCGAATCAAGATACAAGAGCGGACAGGAAGCTGTCAAGACTGGCAAAGGAATGATGGCTGCCGCACAGAACGCTTTGCAGACGGTGAATCTTATTGACTTTATCATAACCAATATATACAATGCTATAAAGGCTATGCAGCAGATAATTGCATCTGTGTCCAACCTTATGGATTCTATGGGTAAGGATACCGATAGCGGTTTCATGCGCGAGATGAACCAGTTCTCGGAAGCTATGGGCGTTATGAATGAGGGTGTGAAGAAATCATGGGATTCATTCAAAAGTGGTGATTTTGCAGGTGCGATAGGTTCGGCTATATCCATGCCGCTTGATGTTATCGCTACATTTAACAGACAGCATGACAAAAGACTTCAAAAGCATATAGAGAATCTTGAATTTGAATCAAAGAAACTGACCAATATCTATAATATGCTCGAAAAGGAATTTGAGCACATTATAGACCCGGAAAGACTTGATGAGGTTACATCCCAACAGGTATCCAATCTGAAAGAACAGTTGCAAATTCAAAAGGATATTCTAGCAGCCGAAGAAGATAAGAAAAAGTCAGATAGAGAAAAAGTAGAAGATTACAAACAGACAATAAAAGAATTGGAGTATGAGATAAGATATTATACGGAAACGCTTGCCAAAGAATTGTACAGCATTGACTTGAAAGGCTGGGCTAGCCAGATAGGTGACGCTCTTGTCGAAGCATGGCTGAAAGGAGAGGATGCTGCAAAGGCTTATAAGGACACTGTGGCAGACGTTATGAGAGATGTTGTTAAGAGTTGGGTACAGCAACAGTACATAGAAAAGGCAATGCAACAGGTACAGACTACATTATTTGGAGCAGACGGTAAAGGTGGTATGTTTGCAGACAACAAGATAGACAAGGATGAACTTATAATACTAGGAAATGTAATGGGTTCATTGGAATCAGCCTTTGCGGAAGCCGGAGGTGTAGTCAATGAGATAAACAACGCCCTTGGTGGTATGCTTACCGAAACGGAGGAAAATGCGGAAGGTCTGTCCAATGCCATTGCAGGAGTTGATGAGAATACATTCAACCAGGCATTGGGTTATCTTAACGGGATGAGATACGAAATGGTTGTACAAAGCGATCTTCTCCGTCAGTTGGTATCGTTAAATGGTGGTTCGGCAGGAACGGGAGGAACTAACATGACGGCCATACAGCAGTCACAGTTGGAGGTTCTCACCCAGCAGCTTGCCGCAACTATGGCGATAAAAACAGCACTCCTAAGTGTCGTTTCCATTGCCCCAAGGTCAGGCGGAAATGCGATAAAGGTTATAATTGACTAAAATAAACGCCCTGCTAGCTTCACAGTTGGCAGGGCGTTTGAGATTGATTATGAACAAAAAAATCCAATCACTTGAGGTGCTTAGCGGAATCGAACCGCTGTGGTCGGTTTTGCAGACCGTTGACTAAACCACTCATCCAAAGCACCGATTGTGATGCAAATATAGAAAAATAATTTTTAAAACTAGATGGTTTCTAAGACTATTTTTGCTATTTTTGCACTAATTAAATATGTACACGAATGGCTATAGCTAAATATTTTATAAAGAAAGGAAGCGATACGGCAAAGGATTTGTATACCACATACAGGCTGTATATACTTGAAAGCAAGGGATTATGGGATTTGCCGACAAGAAAGGAAGCCTATGCCGAAAAATGGTATGACAAGAACGGTCAGAAGGTGTACGAACCTGTCACGCCTGTTTACCAGCCAACGGAAGGAAGCATAACATTTGCCGCTTTGGGAGATGTGGAAACGGTAAAGACGAATATCCGTTCGTTCTATTCATATATAACCAATGTGATACCTGCCGCACAAGGTACTCCATACGGTTCATCCTCTTTCTCTATATGGAACGATATATGGGGAGAATCGGCAAAGCAGGTGATAAGATGCACGGGTTTTGAAACAGGTGCAAAGTTGAGTTATCAGGACGTTCAGGACTTGCAGAACCCGGACCGACTTGTATCCGCCTATACATTTTCGTTAAATTTCAGTATTGACCAACCAACGCTTTAAAGACCAATGATTTTACAGATTAAAAGAGGAAATAGGGTTATTGCGGAGAGTGCTGATTTTTCATACAGCCCGTCTTTGCAGGAAGTGAGAAAATTGACTTGTGAAGTCGTTTCCGTTGTTCCGATAGAGTTCAAGGCATACAACTCAAAGAGCGAATCGGAATACGATACAGTCGTATATAACGGTAATACATTCATCCTGTATCAAGCCCCATCGGGAGATAATCTTAACGAAGCAGGAAAATACAAATACTCCCTTCTGTTCTACGGTAAGGAAGTATTGTTGCAGAATGTGGCATTCCTTGACATAGTAAGCGGAACAGGCAGTGAGATAAACAAGATAAGATACACACATGGCGGTCTGTTCCAGTTTTGGGGTGATGCAAAACAGCTTGCCGCACGTATAGAAGCAAATATAGAATCTTACAATGCGTCATTGGGTGCAGGATATACAGGCATTGGCACATGGACGCTTAATGTGGATGCAGAAGGCGAACTGACAGAGGATATGATTGACATAACCGATGGCACCAACCTGTTTGAAGCATTGAAGAACTTCTATGACAAGTTTTATCTCAATTATTACTTCTCAACGACAGCGAACGGTGGGATAATAACCATTACGGACAAGACAAGACCGTCCGTAAACTGGACATTCAAGCAGGGTGACGGTGGTGGTGCTGTAAAAGTTTCCTCTTCTGTAGATACGAGCACACCCGTCATAACCCGAATCATACCACAAGGCGGAAGCAGAAACGTTCCGCCTGAATACAAGAAGGACGCTAAGCCTGCCGATGAATCACGTTATTGCCCGTACATCCTTCTTCCGAATGATTCTGACGGAAATATAAGATATTATATTGACAGCGAATACGGATTGAAGAACTATGGTGTGAGAGGAAAAACCATATCAAATACATTCAGTGGGATATATCCTTCCATCAGAGGGAAAAAACTTGGTGATCTGTACCCGTCAGGACTTCCCAAATGGGATACATACAAGGCGGACGGAGAACCAGATCCTCAATCGGGTAAGGTGGCAGGTGAGGGTGCTAGCGCATCTACACGGATAGACAAGATTATCGGGTCTACTCCTATAAAGAGTGATGATAGTGACAGTTTCTTCATTTATATGACCTCTCCCGGATTCAACCTAGGGTACAAGGTGTATGAGGACGGTGATTCATCCGATAAGATAAACGACAATGTGCAGCCCCAGTACAAGTCCCATGCTATGTTTGACAAGTACAGGGATTTTGAGAGTTTTGATATATATAGTACAAGGGCATATTACGACCAGCCTGTAAAGGCTACTGCATCATTCTCAGGAAAGATGCTTTTCAGTATATTACCTATAGGAAGTGATGCTGTAGGGAAAAAGGTGAAGATTAATCTACGTATGGTTACGAACCGTGTATTGGGTCAGGCTTCTCCTTTGAAAGAGGTTGTTATCGGAGAGGAAGGTGCTACTGGTATGCTTGAAATACCTTACGACAAGACCGCTCTTGTAGGATATATAGAAAAAGGTCAGAATACGACAGTTACCATACGTATTGAGTTCACGTTTGATTCTGACGTTCCTGCCGGAAGCTGTAAGATCGGATTTAGTGAGGAAATGACCTGCAATATACATTTCGGTAATCAGGACGGTTCACAGGATAGGTTCTATTACAAATATGCTTCTGTGACGGACGCGGTGTTCAGTATGCGTACAGGAACTTATACAGGCACGGAATTTAAGATAAACAAAAACGGTATTATTCCTCTTTACGGTGAGGTGAACGGTGATACGGGGGAAACGGAAGAGGATGTTGCCATGTTCAACAAGGGGGCACGATATAAAATATCATGCTACAGAACAGATAGCGACAATGCCAAACTTCCGCTTTACACGGATGGTAAATCTCCTTCAATTGCGGAAGGCACGGAATTTGTCATTCTGAATATTGTCATGCCCGAATCGTATGTGACAATGGCTGAGAATACGCTTGAAAAGGCGGCTCTTGACTACCTGTCAAGATATGACCATGAGAACCGAACCGTTTCACTTGACATATCTAGCGGATTTGTCGCAGAGCATCCTAACCTTTTCATTGACTTCATAGAAGGAAATATGCTTAAGGTAAGGGATGATGGAATAGGCGTGTTCGATTTCTCTGATAACGGTCAGATAGTGGATATGCAGTTGCAGATACAGTCTTTGGAGATTAAATATTCCAAGGATAATATGTTCCCGTCATATTCATGCACCATTGCAAGAAGAAAGATATTGTCCTTCTATGAACGGTTGGCGCAGGAAAATCAGACCGCTTCAACACAGAATACGACAAATGTAACATTAGGCGGAAGTGGTACGGGAAGCGGAACAAATATTTTTTCTGAACAACTCCTTAATGACCTTATTGCATCGTTTCAGAAGTTCAACGGATGGTTTGAATGGGATGAAGCAAACCAAGCATTACGATGCAAGTCAGCGTTCTATACAAACCAATGGATATCAGCATTAGGTGCACAGAGTGGTAGCGGAGAACCGGGAGGTGGAGAAGGCGGACTGATTAAGGCCGTGTACGGATTTGCCGATTTAGGTAAGACGTTTGACGATTCCAACCTTAGCAATACATTCAACGCATACACCATTAATGAGATATGGAAGCTAGCCAAGGAAGGCGGAATGAATACGGACAAATTGTGGCAGGAGTTGGGAAAGGATGATCCGACAAAGAAAATTCACATATCCCATATTCCTGACAATAAATTTGTAACGCTTGACACGGAACAGACAGTTACTGCAAGCAAGATATTTACTGGTCAGTTGTCTACGGCAAATGTAGTTCCTAGCGTGAACAACGCATCCACACTTGGTCTTGAATCGAAGAGATGGGAGAATATTTATGCTGTAGATGCCAACATAAGCGGCACGGTAAAAACACAGTCGTTGCAGGTTGGCGATATAAAGATTGTATATGATTCCGTAAACAAGGCAGTAACATTTGAGCATATAGATGGAAGTACGGAAATAGGCTTCTATACCAGAGGATGGATTTCCGCTTTGGGGGTATCTCCTGGAGGAAGCGGAGGAAGCGGTGGTGACGGACTTGTGAAAAACGTATATGGTTTTTCCAATCTCGGCACAACCTTTTCCGATTCAGACCTTGACAATACGTTTAATGCGTACACGATAAACGAGATTTGGAAAATGGCGAAGGAAGGTGGTGGTATAAAAAACATCACCCAGTCGGGAAGTGGAAATGCCGTAACAAACATGGCACTTAGTTCTGACGGGAAAACCATTACTGCCGTATTCGGGGAAACATTCGCTAGACAACAGGACTTGGGTACGCTGAATAATACCGTAACACAGTTAAGCAACAAGTTGAACAACTTCTTAGAAGGAAGCGATGCCGATAACATTATCAACAAATGGAAAGAACTTGAAGCGTTCCTTGACGGTCTTACGGAAAGCGATAATCTAGCTGAACTTCTCGCACTGAAAGCGGACAAGACCATAACGATAAGCGCAGGAACTGGTCTTACGGGAGGTGGAAACCTGTCTGCAAACCGTACATTGTCACTAGCTACCACAGGGGTGAATGCTGGTACATATACGAAAGTTACAGTAGACACCTACGGACGTGTTACAGTCGGTGATAATCCTACCACTTTGGCAGGGTACGGGATTACTGATGCCGTTACCTTGACTACTGCTCAGACTATTTCGGGAAGAAAAACGTTTAGTCAGAATATAGTATTCAATAATAACGGTGGTATAACATATCCCGATGGAAATGTAGCATTAAGAAATTCAGACGGTCATACAATACTAGCTAGCTTCGGAGATGGAAGTATAAATCTAAGACCTAATGGGCACAATAATACGGAAGGTGCTGTTTGGATTAATAAGGCAGGAAATGTTCAAGCACCATCAGTGTCAACAAATACCATTACGATAGGAGATGCTCAACTTGTTTACGATTCTGTAAACAAGGCTCTGAGAGTAAAACATAGGACAGACGGAAACACGGTAGGATTTTACTCGGACGGTTGGGTATCTGCTCTTGGAGTGAAAACAGGTGGTAGCGGTAGTGGTAGCGGTGTTGTAAATACCGTTTACAGCTTCGCAAATCTTACTGACGGCACAACCTTTTCCGATTCAGACCTTGACAATACGTTTAATGCGTACACGATAAAGAAACTGTACGACATGGCTGGACAGGGAGGACTTGACGCTGATGCTATGTGGGCTGAACTGAAAAAGGCTGATTCAAGTAAAATCATAGACGCAAGTCATATCCCTACTTCCGTATTGGACGGTAGATGGGTGAAAAAGACTGGCGATACTATGACTGGAACCCTTACATCCGCTTCCACTTCCGGCGCAATCGTATTCAAGGGAGTGGAAAATTGTGATATTACCAATATTTATAAAGATAACGGAGTTATCAAGAACGATGATGGTGGGTTTACTTCTATAAGAAACGGATTAAGGTTCAACTGGTATGACACATACTGGTATATAGGAAACCTTAGAGGAGGCAGTACAGAAAGTGCAGGATTTGGTGTCGTAGACCATAACAACAAACTAGTTTTACGTGTCACTCCAAATGATGTAAGAGCACCAAGATTCATGTCGACTGTTGCCACAGGGGTATCACCTTTGATAGTTTCAAGCAATACGCTTGTTAATAATTTGAACAGCAATTATCTTGAAGGGTATAACAAGTTTGGGTTTATACACAGTAATTATTCGGCTTCTACTGGCGGAACTGCATATGTCAGCGGAGATACACATATTATGCTTATAGCCGAAATAGACATAAACACTATATATAGCACGTATGTTATATTACTGTCAAATGAGTTTTGGGGACATCAACACTATTCAGCATTACAGTTACATATAGCTTGTACAAACAATGATAATAATGGTAACAAAACCCCAAGATGCTCTGTTAATGTAATGAGTATGGTAGGTTCTCATGTGAGAAGCGTTTACTACAAAGTAGAAAATAATAAGGCGTATATTTTTATAAAAGTTGAAGGTGGAAATAGTTATGGAAGATGGGCTTCTACTATATTACAAAACTATGATAGCATAACAACTAACAATGCCAATACAACAGGTAATATTACTTTGAGATTTGCCTTTAACCAAGCTAACTCTGGGTTAAGTGATGCAAGTTATGTTAACTATATAAGCTCCACAGGATTAGCCACCTCCCGTACCCTTTGGGGTCAGCCTTTCAACGGTACGGCTAATGTAAGCGGTGATATGACAGGTGTGGGAAGTATCACCATGAGCGGTGACTTGAAGATAGGAAACGCCACTTCTCCCAATACCATATATTTCTACGGAACTACGGGAGATGGACCAGGCGGTTATAACCATACGTTCATTGCTGAAAGATTTTGGGGAGGTACGGAAAGTGGTGAGCTGGTATTATTCAAAGGGAACGATATAGGCAATGGTACAGATGCCATAACCGCAAGTAATTCGGGACCTGACAGAATAAGACATATAGCCGCTGCCCACCTGTTCCAAACATACACATCACCTTTAGTGGGTTCAGTGGAGGACGTATGTACAAGTTCTGCCTTGAAAAGTTTATTTGGTATAGCAGCGAACAGGGTTACAAGTTATGTTCCGTTTATGTCTACCGTAGCAAGCGGTACGGCTCCATTTATTGTGGTAAGTAACACTGTTGTGGGTAATCTTAATGCAGACCTTCTTGACGGAGTACATTTAGCAGGACTTAGTGGAAGAGAGGGTGTTATGCGTTCTTGGCTTAGAGGTAGATACACTACTGTAAACCAATATTTTGGAAATGGAAACGTAGTTACTATTGACCCTAAACCTACGGATGATGCTACCCTATCTGCAAATACTACTGTGCTAAGTCTAGGTGACGTTCCAACAAGAAATACTCAGTTAGCTTTCCATTATGATACAAACACGATTAAATACAGAAGGCATGATGATTCAAAGTGGAATGATTGGGTTGTGTTAATACATAGTGGAAACTACGCCAGCTATTCTGACGGACGCTACGTAAAGAAAGCAGGTGATACCATGACGGGGGATTTGACGATGAACGATACCAAAGGATTCAATATCGGATGGTCAACTAGAGTGGTTAAAACTTCGGGTAATTGGATTCATGGTGGAGCAGACGTAGCTTCTTCAACCGATGCAAATTTGCGTTTCGCATCATGGTATGGAATAGGCTGGTATCCTTCATTCAGTGGAGGAGGTGTAGCACAAGGAAACAATGCCATGTGGCTGAATGTAAGAACAGGGGTATTAGATGTACACAGCAACATTACTTCCCATAATGGTTATCTTGCTGCAAACTGGGATTCGGCTAGACGGTTGGTATTGGGCGGTGGAGGTTCCTATGCTTGGATTGATTCAAGAAATTCAAGCAATAATGTATTATGTAATATCCTACTGCAAGATAACAAGGTTGTAATAGGTAATTATGCTGAATCGAGCAGGTTCGTGTCCACCGTAGGCACAGGCACAGCACCTTACCAATGCAATTCCATTACATTGAATACCAACTTGAACGCGGATTTACTGGATAATTGGCATATAATGGATATACCTAGAAATTATAATTCCACCGCTACTTATTCATTACAGTTTGCTCTAGGTGGTACTGACAATGGCTGGAAAAAGATATTCGCTTGTTCTGAATCGGGAGCCGGACCATATCGGTCAGTAACGGTTTGGGGAAGGATATGGTACGCCTATGGAAATCATGCACAGTCAGAAGTATGGAATTATCACTTCTGTGCCATATTTTATATGAGAAGTGGCCCTAGTTCTTCTAATAGCAGTGTGGGAAATGTTGAAAATTCAGCACGCCTTTATCTCCCCACATTTGCAAAAGGAATGGATAACATTCGCCTTGTACGTGTAGGAACAAACAATTTTGAATTGCAGGTGCGTCAGATTAGTTCATGGCACAATGGGTACATACAATACCAATATTTTTCTAGTGGTGCTAATGTTTCCGCATGGAGAGGTCTGCAATCCACGTCAAATACGACTGTGGCTGTATCGGCAGGAGGTGCTTCTACATTGGCTGACAGTAGGGCTTCTAGTGCGGATGTGTGGACTTCTGCTAGAACATTCTATATACAAGACCACAACGCTTCCCATACGGGTGCTGGTATTAGTGTAAACGGTTCTAGCAATGTATATTTAAAACTCCCATCTTCCATCCAATGCAGCGACTGGTTTAGAAGTACAGGAAATTCAGGGTGGTATCATCAGAATTATGGTGGTGGAATATATATGGAAGATAGTACATGGATAAGAGTGTTTGGCGGAAAACGGTTTTATGTTCCAAATGCAGATAACAGTGACTTTAGCACAAATACAGCAATATCAACTGATGGTGGAATATATGCGAAAAAGAATATTACAAGTAGTGCTAATATCTTTGCAAACGGAGCAATTACAGCCAAAGCGTCCTCTTCGGATATAAGGTTGAAAACCGATATTCAGGGTTATGATGCTATGGGTATTATCCGTAAATTCCGGAGTGTGAAATATCATTGGAATGCTATTGCCAAGGAAAATTCCGAAGTATTCAACCATGATAACTGGAATTACGGTCTTATCGCGCAGGATTTGCTTTCCGGCGGTTATAGCCAGTGGGTGAAAGACGCTTTCAATGACTACTATACCATAGATTATGAAAGACTTATCCCCGTTGTATGGAAAGGTTTGCAGGAAGTTGATGATGAGGTTACAAGATTAAAGAAAAGAGTAAGAGAATTGGAAAAGAGATTAGGAATTAACAATTAATAAAACAAAAGATTATGAGTCATTCTAATGGAAAGATTACAGCTCCGATAAACCTTGCTGGTGACGTTTACGCCACTCTTGGCATAGGCAGTGTGAATGGGGCTTACGATTTAGGATACGCTTGTGCAAATACCCACGGGAAAATAAACCCGTGGGCACGGTACAAGCCTGTACGTTACGAAAGCCTTGCACCGGGTGAGAATGAAAAATGGTGGCAAGGATGGGATGGTAACTGTGGTGTCAAACCTTTTCAAATGGCAGGATACTGGGATGCGCCAAAACACGCAGATGGAAGCATGAACGGATGGGAATATACTCCACCAACAGGAGGAAAGTTTCCATTTCGCCTTACCGACTTTAACGGATACAACCATCGTGCCAGTGCACCGATAAGTAGGTTCTCATGCCCAGACACTGCTACCAATCAGTTTACAAGTAGTAATTTTGTCTGTTCTGCCGCTATAACGATGCCATCGGAAGGACATGATACTGATTTTCTTAACATGGGTGACTTTTCCGAGATAGCCGATTGCTATTTCGGTGTCTATGTTAAGCACAAGACCAGTCAGAAGTACAGGCGTGTTACTGCCGACAAGAAGATAGGAACAGGATATGCTATGGTTACTGTAAACTCGTGGGGTATGACTGCTGGTGATTGGGAAGTTTATCCTTTCCTTAGTACAGCTATATTGAAGCAGGATGACCCCGATATTGCTCATATAGCATATTCCGTACCAATGGTAAGCAAAAGAGATATAGAGATAGTTGGTTCTTACGTAAGCATAACAATAATTGGTGGAGTGATGCCATCCGTTATGGGATATATTGAAGTTACAGTAAGAGTGAGAAACGGTTCGAGTAGCTCTATTTCTTTCCGTAATAATAGTTGTATGTCTAGGTTTGCAAGTAAGAACTTTGAAGATCCTATGGTTATAGGTGAATCAAGAGAAACAATAGAGGATTTTTCAGTATCCGCCAATTCTAGCATTGACAAGAAAGTGAGAATATTAATATCATCGGAACTGATTAATGCAGGAACCGCAAGGGTATGGGTAAGCCTTAACAGTGCTGCATATAAAGATAGTACATTGCTTCTTTCTATGGGTCCTAGTTTATAACCACAATCCTCCCCCTTACCGTTTATCAGTAAGGGGGAGTGCTTACTTCGTTTTTATTAGTTTTTCCTCAAACTCCGCAATAATACAATCAGCATCACCGCCATGCACCCAATTCTCTAATACGGAAGATAGAACTTCGATTGCTTTTTCAACCGAAACATTGTCTGTTACTTTTCCACGACATTTAAATTCGGTATTTATCACTTCTGATTCAGAAGCTAAATTAATCCAACATAGACACGCGATCCCAAATTCATCTTGACATAAATCACGTAACGAACATTTTGAACAATCTTTATGTTTCGTTTCCTTCAATTCATGTAGCACTCCGTCTATTATTATTCCGTTCTTTACTTTCATATTCAATCTCCTTTCGTTCCAAAATAAATAGCACCAAGTATGACAAACGAGCATCCGCAAAGGAATGCAAATATATGACTAACTATCGGGTTCATTTTATTCCTTTAAAAATATGACTAATAACATCTACTGTCCATCCGTTCCCTAACAGCCCCATGCCTATATGTGGTTGTACCGACTTGGTGTATCCTTCGGGTACGGTCTGTAATCTTTCCGCTTCCGTAATATTTGGCGTTCTGAAACCTTTTTCGGGATTACAGTCGGGTGAGTTGAATATAAGCGGTGTAAGTGATTTTTTATATCTTCTCAACAGTGATTCGGGGTTCTTGGCAAACCTGTTCCATGATTCAAGCATACACCATGACTTGTCTTTCTCCACATACCCGTCCGTGATTATGTCCTTGAACAATATTCCCTTGTCCTTCCATGCAAGTATTTCCCAGTTGCACCAGTAGTATCTTGCTCTCATTTGCGCGGAGAAATCGGAACTGTTGATATACACATAATCGACATTCAGGTATTCCGATATGATAGCTGCCCAATCGGATTTCATCTTCACATTTTCAAGCAGAAATTTTACATTAGGATTGAACTGTCTGATATGGTTGAGTATATTGACATATTCAAAGAATAATCCCGAACGCTCGCCATCGAAGTTCAGTTTCTCTTTCCCTAACTGTGAGAAATCCTGACATGGTGTTCCGCCAATCAGCAAATCAATATCTTTCCACTGTATATCCCATTCTTTCCAATTTTTTATATCACCCAATTCAATTATATCGGGGTAATTATCCAGTGCAACCTTGATAGACGGTTTGTTTATTTCGCTTGCATAATACTTGTCTACCTTTATGCCTGCTCTTTCCAATGCGATCATACCACATGATATACCATCGCATAAACTTAACACATTCATCGCTATATTTTTTTTAAATTTTCAGCAAATATACGACATAAAACCGTATGCAACCAATACGTTTAACTTTTTTTTAATTATCTTTGCGATAATAGATAAAATTCATAATATGCAGTTTTCCATAGTACCAAAAATAGATGCCGAGATTATGTTTTCGGAAGATGGCCTGTCCGTTTTCAGACGATCGACAGACGGTCTGTATTATATGATCCATACCGATAAGGTTATGGAAGTGATGCCTATGATGTTACCTGAGGACGGAACGGAACGCCCTTTCCCTTACGACACATACGACACGGGCACAAGAGAGTTTGAGAAGCTGCTTTTATCTGATGAGTGGATTAAAATGGACGAAACATGAGAAAGATAGGGCTTTTTAACATAGGAAAACTTGGACTTGTCAAGTCGGCAGGAAAGGCGAAAACTGACATAAGCAAGGTGATAGAAAAATGGGTGAAAGAACACATGGTGTTTTGGTATGATATGTCAAAGCCTGTGGATACATATATTCCTGGCGTTACTTATGCAAATCCTTTTATTAATGGTGGTGGAAAATTAACTTATGATAAGACTATAAATAAGTGTATAATAACCCATACACCTACAAATAACAATAATATTACATTTTGGCAAATAATTGTAAAACCGTTACAATATGTAGAATCTTATAAAATACGTGTAACAGGATTGCCAACAGGTTTCACTATTAAAGGAAGGTTTGGATATGATGATATTCAGATAACGTCTGATGGAGAATATGACATACCTGAATACAGGAACAGTAGCACAACAAACGTATCTTATCCCGGATTTTATTTGGCAGGTGATAATGTGAATGATGTGGATTGTAATATTGTGGTAGAAGAAATACCTACAAAACAATCCGTTCCTACCAACGAGATACTAAAAGCCAATCCTTATTTGCAGGATTTCAGTGGAAACAACAGACCGCTGAAACTTAACAATTTCCTGTTCGCGGCAATGAGCGGTGTGGGTGGGTATGAAATGAACTATACCGACAGTACACTATTTATTACCTATTTAGACGGTGAAAGAGGAAATGGAACTATTACAGACAATACTATTACTATAAATAATGTAAAAGTAAGTAGTGGAGTAATAGAAACTAAAGTAAGTTCTCCATCCAAAAAATACAAGGTAAGAGTAACAGGTATCACATCTAATGAAACATTGAGATATGTAATATATGGAGATACGTCATTAGGTGAATTGGCAACGATTGTATTTGATATGAAAAAGGATGGAGAGTACGAATTACCTGCTTCCACATATTCCGATACATATAATATGAAATGGCAAGTTATAGCAGCTTCCTATCCCCATACCTGTAATATCACAATTGAGCAAATCCCATCCTACCCCAACGCCCTAGTGACAGACGGAGTGGATGATTACGGACAGGTGCAGAACTTACAGCATGGCGTTAAGGTGTTGTTTTATACTTGTAACCCGTTCTCATTGAACAAAATATTTTATGACCAAACCAAGCAAGGATGGAGAAAGTTCAACATATATAACCAAGCAGATAAAATAGCTTACAATGAAAGAAATGAAAATGGTGTTACATATATAGACGGAACTATTAACAATTCATTGTTATCCAATAATTTGTTGAATGTAAAGCATATAATAACCATAGTAAATAATGGCGCAGATGAAAGCAATACAATATCGCCCATATATTTCAGTGTAAATCAACATAATGGTTATTTCGCAAACTTGGCTTTCTACAGTTCCATCGGTTTCGATTCCGTTCCCACCAAACAGAATGACGGATTCACCGAACAGGATTTGATTGATTACTATATACCAAAGGCTATCGTAACAATAACGGTCGTAGATGTATCGGGTTCTCCTATACAGGATGCTGTAGTCACTGTTGGTGGAATACAATACAAAACGTTGTCTGACGGTACAGTAAAAGTACGGGGTATGGCAAATAGCACGATGTCGCTGTCTGTAAAGAAAGACGGGTATATGCCGTTTTCTGACAATTCATGGAAGTTTGCTGATTCAAGGATAACGCTAGAGGTGCTTAGGAATATCGTAATCACTGAAAATGGATACAGCATATTGCTTGAAAACAATGGTTTAATACTAACAGAATGAAAAAAATGGAAGATAATCTTAAAATTTCACAGATGCCTCCCGTTGAAACCGCTACGGGAGAAGAGATGATACCATGTGTGACGGGAAGCCCTAAAGAGAACAAATCCGTCACGGTGTCCAAGATAAGACAAGGCATGGTAATGGACGAAAACTATGTGCATACAGACAATAACTTTACTACCCAGTTGAAAGATAAACTTGACGGGATAGAGAAAGGAGCACAGAAGAATACCGTCATAGGCGTGAAAGGTAATGCCGAACAGTCTTACAGGACAGGGAATGTCAATATAACGAAAGACAATTTAGGTCTGTCAAAGGTGGACAATACGTCCGATGCCGAAAAGCCCGTATCCACCATACAGAAATCAGCCCTAGACAAGAAGGTAGACAAGGTGGACGGCAAGGCGTTATCCACAAACGACTTCACCAATGACTACAAAACCCTTCTCGAACAGATAAAGATGCAGCAGGAGAACATATATGGAGTGGAGATGAGAAGAGGACAGTCAGACCCGGTCTTTCAGACATGGATAGGAAAGGAAGAGTTCAAACAATCCCATCCTATCCTCAACTCGTTCCGTGTGGCAAAGGTAAAGGACGGTAAGGTAGTAGGATTCCTGGACCAGACCAATTTCTTCAAAATGGCTGACGGTAGCCCGTCAAATATTGTTATTGACGGAGCTGATGTAACAGATGACGGAAGCGATATTATGCTTGTAAACACCAAGCCTTTCTGGGTAATCAACGGAGGAACGGATGACACATACGAAAGAAGGCTTGTCAGTGACACTCCGTTTACATACGGTGGCGATACAGCCATAGAGATAAAGCCGTTCGGAATGAGTATCGGTTATTCCACGATAAAAGAAGGAAAGCAGAGGTCTATCCTTGACTACACGGTAAAAGGAACGACAGCAGCAGGAAATCTAGGCGTGAACATAATGGAAGGAAACGGATGGCCTACGACAAATGTGTCACGTTTTGATTACGAGAAATACGCTAGAAACAAAAATGGAGATACAACAAAGAACTATCCTTATGCAAATGCTTTCGTCCTTGACCTTGAAGTGTGGTGCACGCTTCTGTTCATTAAGTTCAGAACAAAAGACCTGCACGCACAGTCTGTTTGCGGAAAAGGAATATCATCCAACGATTCAGCCCCCGATGCGTCAAGCTGGGGAAAAATGACAGGCGTCAGATTCAAGAAGGCGGACGGTCAGACCTATGTGTATTACAAGATGAACGGACAAGGATTTAAAGCGTCCGAAACAGGAGCGACTTACGATTTCTCCCAACTCATAAACAACTACCGTCCTTGCATGAAGATGTTTGAAGCACAGCTTGCCATGTCATACGCAAAAGAACGCAGTGTCGCGCCTGATACCGAGTTTGTATATGAAAGTACAAAATACAAATACTACAATTTCCAAGGTCATAACGGATTGGCTGACGGGGAGATGTCGGGTATCGTAGCCAAGTTTGTCAATGCAACTGTTACCAGCGGATGGAGTATTCCTGACAATGCGGCAGTGACAAACCGTGAAATAGAGATATGCTTCACACAGCCTATCATTCGCGGACGTATTGCCGGGTGGGGAGATATATGGATGTGGTACAGTGGAATAGATTGTGTCATGCACGATTCTACATCCATAGACATCTATCAGACCTATGACGTAAACAATCTGACTACGGACAATGTAGCCACAGAAAAGAATCCTGGGGAATCTTATGGATTTGAGAATACGTATGATTTTGTCGGTTCTATGGCTAGGGGTGAAGGATACATGACGAAGAACTTTAAGAACTCGCTTATTGGAGAGGTCAAGGGAAGCAATCTTCACACAGGGGAATGCCATTACAACTGGTTTACGGGAAGTGCAGGTTCGGGTAAGATTGGAAGGCGTGGTGTTTACTTTGGTGGTGGGTCGACCCACGACCATTGTTCTCTGCGGAGTGGTCATTTGAACCTTGCTCCTTCGATCGCGGGCGCGAACCTCGGTGGCGGCTTTCGTTGTACAATAACCCAAGCCTAATTTTTCACGAAGTAAAAAATCCCCCTCCCAAAACTTGCAAAATATATTAATAATGTTTAAGTTTGCATAATAAAATTAGTATCACCCTTGGTAGAAGGGGTTGAGGACGTGGAGTGGTCGGCAGTAGCCGGGGCGGTGAAGCGTCAATATGTACGTGTATAATTAATCGTATATAATTATCTATGGAAAGAGGTTTGATTTTTGACGAGAAGCCTGCCTTTATCTTTGATTTAGGCACTGGATATAGCAATGTTCATTTAAACATTGAACAAGTTGACGAACCCGAAACGGACGATATGGGAAATATTGTACAGGAAAAGTTCGTCAAAAAGTGGAAAGCCGATGTACAGCGTGTAAAGAACCCTGTATCATACGACAAAACGGTAGATGCCGCCATAAAGGATGAATTTCCCAACGGTGAGGAAGAAGCGGCTCTCAGAAAAGGTATTTTAAACAAACTTGACCCGGATTATGTAAAACTGAACGAGTTTGCCGAAAGTGTGAAACAATCTTACTTGAAAGGATATGGAGAACAATGATAAACAACAGATAGGTGGGTATTTCTCCACCAAAAACGCTTCAAAGGATGAAGCGTTAAAAGGTATCGTAGCTGCAAGAATATCAGCATCGGAAGATGTAACCGACAAGGAATACATAGCATTGTCAAACCTTATAAGGGTAGCCACATCGGATGGATGCCGTATCTCATTGGTACAGGAAACGAAAAGCAGATCAAGCAGAATATCACCAACAGGAATGCTTCTCCCGGCAGGAACGGTGGAATATTTTTCAGTCACACCGGGAAGCAAGGTAAGTGTTACGGGAACAGCAAACATATCATCTATTGAGTAGGACATGGGAATGAATTACAGCACGATATTAGCCTCTTTACTTGACGGAATATCTCTAGCATTGAAAAGCGGAAACTCGAATGTTGATGCGGAACAGTTCAACTTCCTTACTGACGCAATAAACAGATCAACTATCATACCGTCTTATTTTGATAGAGAAAATGCCATAAAGTATCTTGATGTGAGTGACACCGAGTTTGCAAGGCTTACATACAAAGGCACTAAGTTTCATCCCGTACAACCGTTATTATCTCCCGTGAGAGTACAAGGAATGACAAAACCCGTTTATTTGAAAGAAACATTGGATGCTCTTAAAAACAACGGGCTTATACGTCCAAAGAAGTCAAGGGGTAAATACAAGACTAAAAACTAGACAACCTCATACGCATACATTGTAACACAATCATCTTTATTCTCCATATTAACCGCTTGGAAAATGTTTTCTTCATTATCCAAAGCGGTTATTTTATATGTTCCGTTCGTCAGATCAACAGTGTCACCTAATTTTATATAAGCGTACTTGTTTCCACTAGGTATTAAATACGTAATCTTTATTGGATTATTATTCCATTTTTTTAATTCTTTCATCTTCAATTCCTCTATTTTAAAATTATTGCGCTAATATACGAATAGGAAAAACAACTCACAAGCAAATAACTTATTTTAACAAGTTTAAACTACCTGAAACACAATAAGTTATACTACGAAATTTTTATTTTTGTTTAGACCACCCATGTTGTAAATTTACTTTCGTAAAGATGAGTGCACAGTCTTTACGGGAGTTATAATACACACACATTAAATTACAATATTATGGGTTCAGACAAAATTTTTATGTTCGACAATCCTGCCGCTGGAGAAAGCGCAGGTATTATGTCAATGATTCCTGCACTGTTGCAGAATAAAGGATTAGACCCCAATCTTGTAGCAGCCTTGATGAATGGTAACAGAAATCAAGACGCTTGGGGTGGTGCTGGTTGCTATTGGATCTGGATTATCCTGCTCTTCTTCCTGTGGGGTGGTAACGGATTCGGTAACGGGTTTGGCAATGGAGCAAACGGAATCCCTGCTCAATTGAACAATGAAGCAGGACGTGAATTGTTGATGAATGCTATTCAAGGAAACGGAACAGCTATCAACCAGTTGGCTAGTTCTTTGAACTGCTCTACTCAACAGTTGCAAAATGCTATCTGTCAGATTCAAGGACAGATTCAGCAAGTTGGTAACCAGGTAGGTCTTTCCTCTCAACAGATCATCAACTCAATTCAGTCCAATAGTGCAGCTATCGGTTCTCAGCTTGCTTCTTGCTGCTGCGATATCCGTACAGCTATTGAACGCCAAGGATGTGATAGCCGTTTGGCTACTGTAGAGCAGACTAATACTTTGACAAGCAATGCAAACACTCAGTTTAACATCTTGTCAAGTAAGATTGACGCTCAAAGCGCAATCATCAATGACAAGTTCTGTCAGCTTGAAATGCGTGAAATGCAAAACAAGATTGATGCTCTGAGACAGGAAAATAGCAATTTAGCTTTAGCTGCTTCTCAGCAGGCACAGACTGCAAATATAGTTGGACAACTTAAAGCTCCGTGCCCGGTTCCATCCTATATAGTGCCTAATCCAAATTGCGGTTGTGGATATGGTTATCCGTTCATGGCTGGTTTTGGTGCAGGTTATGCTGCTGGTGACAACTGTGGTTGCAATTGCTAAAGTGTAGTTAAGAGTTTTTGATTTGTATATAAATTACAGGTCAGAAACTCTTATCCCGATGCAAAAATAGTAAAATTTTAAAGAAAGGGAAAAGTTATGAGTTATTTTTTTAATCCTTATATGATGGGATATAACGCTAACCGTTTTAAAGGAGTACATAGACTTGACTTTGGAGGAATACCGTTTGTTAGGACATCTTCTGTAACGACAGATACGACAAATTCAGAGGTTATCTATGGTATTAACCCGTGTCTGTTCAGACGATTGCCAAATCAAGGTATTTTGCTTTTAAGCGTAAATCATGTTCCTGCTGCCGGATCTGATGCGTATCTTGTTTCTGTAGCTACCACACTGACAAATACCACATCAACATCCACAAGCAAGGTTCCTTTGGTGAACGGTTCGGGAGATCAGATTCCGTCTAGTGAAATTTCACAAGGCAATAAATACTTTGTCTATTACGACAAATGTAATGGGATATTTCAAGTAGTTAATCATATCGTTGCACCTGCTACTGCCGCACAGGCTAGAAGCACTGTAAAATGATATTAAAAAGTTAGAATAAGTATGTTTCAATCAATACGACAAGGACAGCAGTTTTTCATATTGCATAAAGGGGAAAACCCAAGATGTGATGTGGGCACTGTGGTAAGTGTTTCAAATCCTGTCCCTAAATATCAGAACGGATATACAGCATATCCTCTTCCGCAAAATGAAATGGTTGTGGATGTGAAAGTTAAGGTTGGAGATGATACTCTTGATTTTCAAAAGTTGCCAGCCAATCTTAGTATAGCAGACTTTTCCCAAGTAGGCGGAAATGTGGTTGTATCGGAAAGCAAGGATGCCATCAATGCAGAGATAGAAGCAATGAAAATAAGTAGTGTAAGGGTTGTGGAATCTGTGGAATACCATCAGAAAGTAATCAAAAGCTGCGATGAGATGCTTACAGCGTTGAATCCTGCATTTGCCGAGAAGGCGCAGCAGGACAAGGAGATGAAGGAACTTAAAGGTGAATTGTCACAGATAAAGGATATACTTGCACAACTTGCTGCTTCTGGTATCAAATTGCCTGACGTGCAACATGTAAACAATAATAATAACAACAATAAAAAATAAATACTATGGGTTGGAAAGTATATGGAATGGGCCGTAGCTTTGAAGGTGAAGATATGGACCGGGAATTAGAAAAAGCGTATAAAGAAGGTTATCGTGACGCTATGGAAGAAATGGAAGATCGCTATGGTGAACGTGGCGGACGTGGCGGACGAAGTGGAGGCGGTTATGGCGAAAGAATGTGGGATGATGATGATGAGTACGGAGAAAGACGCGGAGTCAAAGGTACTGGTCCTTACGCCAGACGTAGACGCTAATTAAATTGGTTTAAGCCCGTAGTGGTTTGCTACGGGCTATCTTTTTAAAAACAAAAGCTATGGAAAGAACGAGATTAGATGTATATGAGAAACTTCCTTCGGGAATGGAAAAATATCTTGCAGAACACGGATGGAACTTCTCTAAGAAATTATGTGAATATGCCGTTTCCAAAATGAAAGACAGGAACGGAAACAAAATACACCCGTATGACAAGGATCAAGTGGAAACATTAATGAAGCAATTCAATGTTGAGTTGAAGAATGATGTGGAATACAACAAGGTTTATGTATTGAATATGGTACGTGCCGACTATATGGGTTCATCCATAGTCAATGAGCAATATGCCTGTATGTTTGTAAAAGACTATCTTGACGATGTTGACGGAAGCCCTACCCGTGCTCTTGACGAGTATTACGCAAAGTGTATAGCCTGTGGAACACCTTTCTCTTGGGAGGATTATATCTGATTGCTATGGTACGACAAAGACTATACATTGAGGAATATGACTGGACGGTTGATGTATTCTATTCTGTGGATAAATACTCTTATTTAAGAGCGATATACAGACTGGAATATATTGGCTGTCCTTTTCATTTGCTGAACAGGATAACGGATAAGATAAAGACTGAAAAATACAATTACGGTGTAACGTATTCAAACAATAAGTGCACTGTAATTATTATCAGTCACAGTACGTCTGATGAAGAATTTATGAATACACTGGAGCATGAAAAACAACACATGATTGGTCATATAATTGATCATTATGGCATAAAGCCTTCATCAGAAGAAGCCGGATACCTTGCAGGATATGTAGGTGCTTTATTTACAAAACCTATAAAAGACGAGATTTGCGATTGTTGTAAGAAAAAACTAAAATAAATCATTATGAAAAAGATTTTTATGGCTATGATTAGCGGAAAAAGCAAAGAAGAGGTGTATGATATGCTTAACGATTCGGAAAAGGAAATCCTGTTCGGTATTGCTCAAAGCATGGGTATGTCACGGGTGGAAAGAAGGAAAATGAAAAGAAAATACGAAAAGAGAAGATAGGCTAACTGCCTATCCTCTCTATTATCAGTTAAAACTTTGGTATAATTCAAGATTGTTGAAAACATAACACTCCTTATCCTTGACTTGCGGATACATATAAGAGGGAATATTCGCTATCTTACGAGCATTACCCCAGTACGATGTCCAGTCTTTCACGTCAAACAGAAGTTGCGGGGTATCATAAAATAGGTTCAGTTCTCCTGTTGTTTGTACACCTTTATCCCATTTGCCTTCGTCACGGGCGATATATAGTTTAAAATTATTCATATAAGTTTTCTTTTCATAAGAGTGTTTTCTACTTCCATCCAATCAACAAACGGTCTGTTTGACAGGTTTACATCATATTTCAACGGACATCCCAATGCCGCATCATCAATGTATATGTGACAATAAGGTTTGGGTGATAGTGTCCATGTATGCTGTTCAGGATTCTCGTTTATACCGAACAAGGGAATGTTGTTGTCCATAAACCATTGTACGGCTTCCGACAAATACTTTCCTCCCTGTTTGTGTATGTTGTAATCATCGGAAGTCACCTCATCAATGTCACTTCTCATGGTAAACAGGATAAGTTTGTGTCCGTTATCAACCAATTTTCTCAATACAGGCACGGCACCTATGTCCTTGCCGATTTTGGGAAAGTCGTGTGTCACGACTGTTCCGTCAAAGTCAATTCCTATAATAGCCATAATTTTATTGTTTTAAATCAAATACAAGCCAAATATCCGTAGGCGGATTCTGTCATATTACCATGTTTATTAACATGGTCTACAAAATCTTCCAAAGGAACGGCATCTATCTCATTCCTTGCTTTTACAATGGGAGCACCGCCACCAGTAATGCTTACTTGAACGGTATCCCACGAAACGTACTTCTGACATTCTTTGGTCAATTCACTTTCTATTACTGTTAAACAAGTAAAGGCGGCATTATATTGTCCTGCCAATTTTTCTATCTTATTCATATTTGTTCCTTAATGCCTTCAATTATAGCCTTCTTTAAATTAACAAATAAAGGTATTGCTGACATGCCCCCATTGTAATCCAACTGTCTTAAAGAGGGGACAACCTCTCCGTTATCATCAATCTCATAATCTGCAATATAGGCTAGCTTCTTCGCTTCTGGAACTAATATCCTTTCATTGTTCCTTTCATGAGCCATGACCGTTATACAGACTTTGCTTCCAATAGGGAATACTTGGTTGGATTCAATGTATTCCTTTTCCAACTGTTCCTTTTCTCCATTCAATTCTTTTAGCTTTAAATCAATGGCGTATCTTTTGTCTAAAAATTCTTCCTTATTCATCTTTTTTGTCATTCTAATTGATTCTAACGTACTTGCCTGCAATATCGCAGGTTCTCAATATTTCTGCATTATCCTCACCAAAAGCGATGAGAATACTGCCACAGCCGGGAGAATCTCCACGAGTTCCGTCTGGACGGAAGAATCTGATTCGGTTACGCAAGAATTTCATTGCCGTTGCCTTCTCGAATATCACATCCTGAAACATCTTTGAATCGCAACGATTGAAAAGTAAAGCAATGCCGTTTCCATGTTCTGCCATCCGTTTAACGAAACATTCTATAAGAGGACGGGAATAAGGTGGGTTCAACCAAACGCGACCTTTCCATTCCTGTTTTAATCCATCGTCATTTTTGTTGTACATGACATTTGCCGTTTTATAGGGGGGGGGCTACTGGGGCACATGGGTCTAAATCAAATTCACCCAATGCGTCTATAATTTCTTTCGGTGTGTACCATTCATCGGTACTATTAGCCGATTTTTCAAAAGTTGTATTCATTTCTTCCCTGTTTTGAGCGTTATTTATTTCTCTTTTAACGAAACATTTCTATTACCACTTTATTTTCCGAGTTTCCATCATCAATATGTACATCAGTAAAATCAATGACAGAAAAATCATATAGATCAGGAACGTATTCAGTTTGATAATCTCCCGTATTCATTACGATATTTATTTCAGCATCCTTATTGACAACTAACATTAGTTCGTCAATCATGTCTTGGACAGTAATTATTCTTTTCATCATTGTTTATATGGGTTTTACAAAGCCGCCCAAGGCTCATATTTATATCAATTTTAATGCTTCCTGTAAACCAGCTTCAAGTGCGTCTTCGTAGACATCCCATTTACCACCATCATTAGGTCCTTCATAAACAGAACTGGTTATATGAGTTCCATTGTCAGCTTTAGATATTTCGTATCCATAGCCACAAGCACAGTTATATACACATATATGAATATTTTTGGTTTCACGTAACCACTTCTGGGCAACGGATTGTGAAGGAAATTCTATATCTGTAAACATCCCTTTCTCTCTTAGCAACTTCGCTGTTTCCAATGTTACAAGTTCTTCGGTCATAATTTTATTCTCCTTTTAATTTCTTTATTAGCGCATCAGTGAAACCAAGGCTCCATTCTGCTTTCATATTTAATCGAAATACATTACTTTCTTACCTATACATACCTTGAACCTTGAAAGAGATTCACTATATTGTGTAATATTATTGGGATTATATTTGTTAACAAAACATCCAGTACGTTTATGGTATCTGACACAAGCATTTTCAGGAGATTTAGCCAATATTTCTTTCTCATCGCTAAAACTAAAAAGTAAATTATCTCTGTATGATACCTTATACCACTTTACTTGGCTTCTTATCTTTTTAAAATACTTTGCTTTCATTATTCTCCTTTGTTTTAAAATGTTCAATCAATTCGTTTACAGTAGCCTTGTGATATGAGATCGGGTCTCCCGCCCCAAAACGCTCAACTTCTCTGTCACTAATTTTGTTTTGATACCAATGATTCCCATCCGTAAACCATTGCATGTACTTGTCTGTACCATCCCTTAATGCAGCGATAGCCAGGAATAGTTCTTCATTCGTTCCGCAATCAATAAATTTCCCACATAAAGCACTATGTTTGTCAAAAGGTATGTCAAAAGAATCCGCAATCACATAATTAGGAGTATCAAATCCTTTCATTGGATATTGATAAGCCCATATTATACTACAATCAACTGTCCATTCAGGATAGTTTTTGGAATACCCCAATTCTTCCAGCTTCTTCCGAAGCTCCGGTGTGTTTTTGCGTATAAAGCACGGTGTTGTAAATCCCATAGTTATTTCTCCTTTCCAACTTTAACATATCCGTTTTCAATACACCAACACAGCATTTCGTAAGCTGCATCAATGAGTTCTTTACTCTCTGTAATCTTTATTATTGACCTAGAATAAGGTTCCATATACAAGCACGTATAGCTATCCGCAAGTTTCTGGATGGTCAGCACTTGATTGCCGATGAAGCAAGGCAGCTTATCGAGAATGTCCTGTAAGGTGTAAGCAGGGTACACATTATCTTCACTAAATAGGCTTTCACTCCAAAACGATAAATCCCAAACTGAATTAGGTATTCCATCAAGTATTTGTGGATGCCACAAAAGCATACTTGTATTTCTTAATTCAATTCCAATCTTCTGTAAATGTTTTATCTGTCCAACTGACAATACCTGTTTCATTTCTTTTCCTCCTCCATTTTAATCTCCGTTACTTTACCACGATTGACAAAACACTGACCTATTCCCAAATCGAGTAAGGCACAATAGTTATCGTCTAAAAGATTAGAGCATTCCTGGCATAAGGAACATTCATTACAAAATCCTTCTGATGATTCATGCAACACTCCGTCTATTATTATTCCGTTATTTACTTCCATATTAATCTCCTTTCTGTTTAATTCGTTCAAGTACATCCCTGTTAGCTTCGAGTATATCGTCAAAGGATGGAATGGGCATCCACATGTCACACTCGTAGTCGTTCCAATCCTCAAATTCAAATCCTCCGTCTGTCGCAACGTATGGCGATCTCCCGGATGAAACAACGATATAGCCACTAACAATCGCTCCATTTGATACCATTCTGCAAAGGACAATCTTGTTAGGCTCTGGCAACCGCTCCTTAACGCTTATCCAAGGAGATTGCTTTGACTGCCACTCTGCACCACATTGAAAATCGTCCATACTATCGGCATGACGTGAAACGTAGGTATCCGCGTCAACTTCTTTCATAACGTCTTTTCTGAACTTCGTTTTATTAGTAGCATAATCGTATGCCGCTTCTTCTACTGTCTGTTTCATATCTCTCCTTTCCACCTATCCTAGAAGCATATACATTACTGCTAGGAATAGATAATAAATTGTTGTTTTACTCATTCCTTTCTCGTTATACGTTAATTTCTAATTTACCCCTATATTTGTTATATGGGCTTTCTACATAAAATTCCCACTCACCAGTAAATCGTAGCCGAAAGACTTGTTTTGCAAGTTCAATGACATCTTCTATTGTTTCAAAACAGTTAGTCAAATCACCTTCATTGTAGTAATCTCCCCATCGTTCCGGGTTTTTGTCTATTTCTTCCTTAGTAAGCGGACGTTTAAGCACAAGTTCATAGATATAATGTGCCAATGGGATATTGTTGTCAAATATCATTTTACTATGTCCTGGCTCTCCGTCACATTCCATATTTACACCTTGAATCTTTATCCTTCCGTAATAATGTACAGCGTTGGAAGAAATGCCTCTGAACGTTGTAATTTCAAGCGTAGCGCGCCTTTTGGGATTACCTTTGGTGTACCCCCAAGACCTTACGGCATGAAGTTTATCATTGGAAAGTATAATATCAAGACCGCATTTATCTGTAAATACATCGGGATAAACATATTGTTCCCCTTGACTTTGTTTTACTATCTGCTCTAATGTCATATTTCCTCCTTTATGTTCCCTTTTAAATTAAATGCAATTGATTCGATATGTGTATTCATCAATCATATCATTACCGATAATCTCAGGTAGTTCAAAAAATCTTGTAGCTGGGCAAACATGGGCTTCAATCTCTATGCAAAGACCGTCACCCGGTATATAGGCACAACCTACGTTATCGTTCCAATTTATATGCTTTTGGGCTTCTTTAGCTACTTTATCGCAAGCTAATAAGTATTCAGAATATTTACTGTTTGCTCTTTCTATTTTTTTGAATATTATATCGTTCATTTCTATTCTATTTTGAATTAATTCCGTTTTATCTTCATAAATTTACTTGCGTTCTCTTTTCAGTTAATATACTTCTTCTTTTGTCTATCAAGTTTCCTATTCTCTCCTAACGTAGCACTCGAAGTGCTTAGTCTAATCAACTTGGGATTTTAGCCTAGTGGGTAGTTGACCAGTTAAAATATTTTTAGTTTTATTTGATACGCTTGCAGTAATATATCTGTTCGTGGTTCTTATATCAGAATGACCAGCCATAGATTTAAGTTCTCCTTCTGGTATTCCCATATTAGCCCATCTTGTAATAGCTGTTCTACGTCCTGTATGTGTTTTGATGAACTGGTACTTCGGGCCTTTCATAAGTACATTTGCCCGTCTTACAAATACCTGCTTGTTTATACCTGCTCTACATCCAAGAGTTGGTAGAACTTCATTCATAGTAGTCTTTAAGGAAGATTCTATGTTGTATTTATCGAACGATCTAACCTCTTTTATCATTTCTATAATCTTGGAAGGTACAGGAACCTCAACGTTCTTACCTGTCTTTTTTGATATATACGAAATAACATTTCCCTCCATCATAGAATCTTTCAATCTGAAAATATCGGAATATCTCATGGCAGTATAGCATTGAATCAGAAACAATTTCTTTACTATTTTTTCTGTAACGTTAAACGGCTCGACATTCCAGAATAATTCTATTTCTTCATCCGTAAGAGATATATTTGAAGGAGATTTTACGTTCAGTGAGATAATATAATCATTGATATATTTGCTCATCTCTTTTGATTCGGACAATATTCTTTTAAGCATTAAAAGATATGCCTTTTGGGATGATTCGCTTATCTTTCTCTTTGACTTTATAACATTGATCATATCATCTATCATGTCACGATTTACAGGCTTTTCAATAGATGGAACTTCCTTGAACGTAGGAATGGCATCATTAAAATCATACTCGTCATAAAGCTGATTGGTAAGATATGGCATTATATGTTTTGATAATGCTTCAAATCTTACTTTTCCACTTCTTGTCTTTGTATTATTCAACTTTTCTATCAATACTCCTACAGTCATAATTGAAGGGCTATATTCATTCTGAATTGTTTCAAGTCTGTTTTTTAAATCCTCAATAAGCCTGTTCTGTGACTCTATAGTCTTGTTTAACCTATCTATCGTTTCAGCGAGAATCTGAATTGTTTTTTCTTTATCTTCCATATCTTATATATTTTTGTTGCAAAAATAATAAAACTGTATATTCGATAGGTTAAACAATAGTTAGCAACACTTAAAAATGTTTACTACGCCCATTAATTTATAATCTCTCTCTTCATTAATGATACATATAGGAGCATTATTTTTAGGATCGGTATATGCCAATGTAACATAATCCCCAGGGAACACCTTCAATGCGTTAATCATTTTTTCAATATTCAGATTGCAATCCAAACGCCCTTGACAATGATCTTCAATTCCGACATTTTCCGAAATTTTATATCCTGCATCATTTGTGTATGTTATATCCATTTTATTATCTTCTTCCCTGCAAACAAAATGTGATATATTATACACATCTGACATTACCTTTATTCTTGAAAGGGAATCTATCAAGTCGCTAGTTCTTGCTTTTATAAAGTAATTAAAGTTTGATTTTATATTGTTTACCAATGGTATGTAGTTTACAAACTTAACCTCCATCAGCGTACAATTAAATACAGACCCGAAATCCCCATAAGATATAGACATCACCCTTTCATCATCAGATACAGAAACGGTTACATTTTCTTCTGACAACATTTCAAGAAAGGATAACGCTTCCTTTACCGAAGTAGGCATTACATTTATGCACAAGTCCTTTGATATATCCGGCTGACATTCTATAACATCTCTGACAAATACAATCTTATCGGATGAACATATATCAATGCAATTATTGGAACAAATAAAATTTATCCCCACTCCACTAAGGCTAGTCACAACGTCACTGATATCATTAAACCCAATGTTTCTTTTTAATGCTCTATACAGATCATTCCTGTTAACGTTGACCCTTATCCCGGTACCACGCTTGCCCATTTTAATATCAGGATAAGATTCCACATCTTCTGCAAAGAAAGACGCTTCACTGCCATTGTAAGAGAATATTATATCCTTATCATATATCTTTACCGTAACAATGGAATCCTTTACTGTTTTGAGTAACTTTACAAGTCTTATTCCGTCTACTGCAAACTCCTGCCCGTCATTGCAGTCTGAATCAATAACGGGAATAATCAAACGCATCTCATTGAGGTTGTTGTATGAAGTAACCTCTATCGCATTCTCTGATGCTATATATTTAAAACGAAAACATTTAAGTATCGTCAAGCCTGTATCGGAAAGGCAGGCTTTGGCTGAGTTTAATGTTGAATATAAAACTTTTCTATCAAAAACTATCTTATTCATAAATGTAAAATTCAAATGTATTCAATCCAAAAAAAATGTTCTCTTTTATCAAGGTAATTCATGTCGTTCTCGTTATCAGGCATTAATGTACATTTTCACACATACATTTTAGAACGTTAATCCGTTCGGGGCGATACCAACGCCCGATATCAGCTATCATAAAAGAATCACCGAATACTTTTCTACCAATATTAAGCGCACCATTCACATCGGCATTGATAACCTTTCCAACTGCCGACTTGAACAGTCCTCGCTTGACGCGCTTGCCGAGATAGCTATCATGCTTGCATATATCCTCCATAGATAGAGCGTCACATTTACTTGTGTAGCTTTCCTCATGTTCGACATAGCTGATACCTGCAATCTCACACTTGTATCTAAGGCAACTTCTCAACCTCGCAAAAGGGATGAATGTAAACTTCTGATTGTTTACTCCGCCCATATTAACGGATTGCTTCCATCCTTTGTTGTAGCCTACAGCAAGAGTGCCTATATGGTGTGATACAAGATAATCAACGATACGCCTGCTTGTCTTGTGCATCGCGTCATTCATAAACCGTTCACGTTTATCATACATCTTTCTCATCCTGTTTGTCAGTTTCTCTATCCCATGCCTGTCCTTTATGGATTGCAGTATGTATAATGTTTTGTTAAACCATCTGTTGTATGACTTGACAACCTTGCCTGAAAACAGCAGGGCATTGCATCCGCACACCAGCGTGGCAAGGTTGTTCACACCCAAGTCTATCGAAGCCATACCCGTACCGACATTATCCGAACAGCCACAATCATATACAACCTCCACGGTCATGTATGTACGTTTTGGAATTATCCTAACCTGTTTGAACCGTTCGATTCTGTCCTTGTATTTCTCCCATTGCGGAACGGGTATTTTCAAGTCACGGTCAAGGATTATATACCCGTCATGTATCTTGCACGACTGGTTGGTATATATCGCATTGCTCATCCCACCACGTTTGTGATAGCATGGCAGTTCGGGCTTACCGTTATACTTCCCTGGATTCTTAGACCAATCCTTTACTGCCTTGACATATCCCTTCATTGCCTTGTCAAGCACGCGCAATGTCTGTTGGGCTACGTGTGATTTCACAAGCCTGTAATTTATCGTACCTTCAAGGTTGGTGACGTTTTTCATTATCCTGTCCAAGTCGGGATAGAACAGCCACTTGTCGTTATCCTTTAACTCGTTACGAATGATATACAACGCCTGGTTGTACAAGTTGTTCGTAACACGGCAGATAGCACAAAGCCTGTCGGAATGATTTATGTCAAATTTATAAACTAATTGCATATTAGCCAGTATTATGTTTTGCCAGTAAAAAGGAGAACAGGGAAGCCGTACTGACTTCAGCTTGTCGGAAGGTAGCTACTCCGTTCCTATCCCTGTATGGTACAAATGTAATACTATATAACGATATTAGGAAATATTATGTGTTAAATTTTTATAATTGTGTTCGTTTGTTCCTTAATGCCTTGTTATATATAACTTTCATTGAAACAGCTCTTTAATTATTTTTTCAAAACTTACTTTTGTACTGCTGTTACGTAAACAGTAATCCTTAACCTGCAATGTATTCGACATTATAGGCTGACCACGCTCAATAGCGTCAAGTATATTCCACAACATTTCCTTAGACCATACGAAATATCCTCTAAAGAAATATGTAGCCATCACATCAGCCTGTTCTATTATATGATTACGGTCATGGTTACTGTCAGGCATTTTAAGTTCTATGCCATATATCTTACCGTCATGTATATAAGCAAGGTCCGGCATACTTTTCTTTGCTCCTAGAGCACGGAACTCAGCCGACTTGTTACCACTTACAGCAGGATGGAGAAGTTCGGAAAAGAATGCTACAAGCAATCCCCTGCATCCTTTACCTTCCTTCTCGTTCCTGTAACTAACTACTATATCTTTCTGCATTTTCTTTTCTTCCGCAGACCGTTTTTCCTCAGCCATGATAAAAAAAATTGTATTTGGCAAAGGTATCACGAAATGGGATATATGAGAAAAATAAAAGGTTAAAGTTTGTTATCAACCATCTCAAATCCTTCACACATATCATGTCCGCTGTTTCTTATCTTCATGGCAACGTTTTTTTTTCAAACCAAGGAATATAGCAGACATATCCAACAAACAAACCGTCCACAATAACCGTATATCTATGCTTGCAGCGACAGCAGCAATACTCTCCGTTCCTGCAAGACTTTGTATTGCTATTTTGCAAGATCATCCAAAGAAATGTTTTCTGACAAGAAATCGTCCGTACATTATTTCACCACATCATCGAACCGCAAATCGCAATACTCGTCAATCCAGTCACCTATGAAATATAGTTTGTTACTTCCTGCAATAAATTTTGGTATTAAGGAACAAATAGACACCATTACAAATCGCTATAACAAATGGTTATACTTGTTCCATATTTCAAGTTGCTAAGATAACAAAAAAGGGAGTGTGGTTATGCTCCCTTTTTTTAAAACCATTTTTCGCTTAATTCTTGATGAAGTGTGTATTATTTCTACTAGATATTCTGTGTTTTTTTCCTAACAATCAGAAAATTGATTCAATAAAAATACAATTTGATATAATGTGTTAATTTTTTTTAACAAATTAAAGCTAAACTTGAATTAAATAATGCCAAGTATAAAACTTTATTTTTCTTTCTCTTGTGGAAAATGACCTTTTAAAACTATAAAACCAAGCCCAACAATATTAATAGTAGTGGTTGATAAAATTACAGTCATTATTGAATCAGAGATAAATCCTCTGTTCACCAAGATTGAACTATTACCAATAAATTCTTTTGTTTCAATAGGATGATATAATAATACTATTCCATTTATAATTAGTAGAACAAACACAAACAACAAGTAACATGCAATAGTCTTTGTTGCCCAACGTTCCAATCTTCTACGAGCAATTGTATCCTCTAACATTCTTTGTTGTTTAAGAAGTTTTTCACTTAAATTTAATATTTCAATATTTGGATTGTCTGGGAGTGTAGACAATATAAGAGTTTCGGCTAATTCGGAAAATGAATTTGTGTTTTTATGAGAAGGTGTTTCCCCTAAAAAGAAATCTCTTATAGCACAAAATAAAAGGTATCCTCCAAATTTGCGCCAATACTTTTGGGAATTTGGTAGTGTGTTTGTTACTTGTGCAAACTCATTATCTATTTTTGCTTGATCATCGCCTTCTCTAGAAGATATTTCTCCATTCATCATTATTAAAAAAATCAGAAATAATACTGTTGTCTATGACTTTATTCCAAGCTATTTTTTCTTTACCATTTGAAAATACTGTTACTTCCCAAGGACTTCCTTTTTTATGCGACCATTCACTCAAGGATGTAGAAGAACAAGTATGATAATCATCAACTGTTCTTGTAATCATTCTAAGTGTATCTTTATCTTTCAAAAAACGTTCTTTTTCTGATACAGTTAGATCTTTTGGCACTCCGTCTGAATATCTCTTATAAGATCTAGGGAAAACAGGTCCAAAAGGCCATGCTTTAGGAATATCATCATTAAATAATGGGGAATTATGACTAGCCAAATATTGCCCATAGCACATGAATAAAATCTTTTGCATCTGGGTTTTATTCAAAATGACATTATACTTATGATATGCAAGCCACGCTATCAATTTACAGTAATCTAAACTAGTTAATTCATTCATCTCAATTATTTATTTATACAAAACAACAAAATTTTATCGACAATCATTAAATTCATTAACATTGTTTATCCATTTTGTTACAGCAAATATAAAAATATAAATTTACATATCAATGATTAGTAGTTAATATTACATAAATATAACTTAGATTGAGTATGCTTGGAGTTTATTATTTATATTTTTGTTGCAAAATTATAAATCTATTAAATTATGAAGTGGTTATTACCAATTATGATTGTAAGTTTAAATAGTTGTAGTGGATGTTCATCTTCTACAAGTAGTTATAAAACATCATCAGGGTATATAGATGATACAGAATATTCTCCAACAATAGATAAGAATGGAGAGTATCATACCATAGATGGTGAGAAGAAACAAATACAATATCAAGGAAGTAAAGAGCAGCAAAGCGATTTAGAGAAAATAGATCAATACATGAGAGATCATCCTGATTTTTAAAATCAATATAACATATTAAGATATGAAGCAAGTAAATATTATCACTGTTATTCTTTTCGCTTTCTTGTTTATTTCATGCCAAAATAAGAAGTTGAGTAAAATAGAATCTAGAACAAGATTTCTAATTCAAAAAAGTACAGAAAAAGAAAATTGTTCAATATCCAACGATAGCTGTGTGTTTCAAAATGATTCTATATGTATTGTTGATTATATATTAATAAAAGAGGGAAAAGAACATCCTAAAGAATATGTTTATTACAATTCTTCTATAGGGGAAATGGTATCTATTATAGATTTAAATAAAAAATCATCATTAATATCTTTTGTAGACAGTGCAAAAAATGAACTTGAAAATATACAACCAGAACTTAAATTAAAAAAGGAAAATTTAATAATATATGCCACAATGATGCAAATTATGTCAAAAGGGGGGCTAATTGTAGAAGAATAATACATAATATACATTGATACGCAATGGAATTAATTATAATATTAATAATTTTTGTAACTGCATTTGTAATAGCAGTTAACACTAGAAAAAAACATGTAAGTATGGAAAACAACGTATCACCTAACAACATCCCATCAGAAGATGGACAGTTTAAACACGAAAACAGATTATCAATTATATCTGGGGTTATATTATTCATTAATATCTTAGGATCTATAATACTTCTTATCATGGGAATTGTAGAATCAAGCTCATATAGGTCTAACGGATATGGATGGATTTATATATTTTCATCTATCGCAGTGTTATTGTCTGCATTTTTATTTCACTCGTTTTTTATCGTTATTAAGGAGATATCTGTCAGTATTAAAAAGAATAACATCTCCCCTATACCAAAAATAAACAATGAAAAGACACCCCCTACTCAATCTAATGTGAAAAGCGATCATCCAGATTGCTTGGGCCAGTGGAAATAAAAAGAACGATATAGGCACTGAAATTCCAGTGCCTTTTTTTATTTTACCTAAAAACTTCGGGGTATATTCTATATTACTACCATAATTTTTCAGAAAAGGTATTCATTTTTTCTTTTCCCCCTTATTCATTGCTTCCAAAATCTTTATCCATGATTCAGGAACTTCCACATCCATGATGTTCCCATCTCCATCTTTTACGATGTATTTATTCTTCTTTTTCTTTTCGTCCTTTGGCTTTTCTTTCTTATCATCCTGCATATCTGTAATCTCCTATATCTAAGTATTGCAAAAGTAATCTAAATCTGTCAGAATCGCTAAGTTTTCTGGTATTAAATCTAAAGACAAATTCATCTACATAGCGTTGCATATATTTCTTGCTTATATGATAATATGTGGCGTATATCCTCTTGAAAACAGACCAAGCGTTTTCTATCGTATTGGTAGTAATCATCACCGTTTCTTTATTATCATTGTAATAAGTAATACCATAATATTTATGCCCGTGATCTACAGATATTTGGTTGTACATTTCGGATACTTCGCCATAATCCCATCCATCAGTATATATTGTACTTCCTTCTTCAACATACTTTCTTATAATTGGAAGCAGCTTGGATGAACCTGTTCCGCTTACTACTTTGGCAACCAAATCCCCATTTCTGCCTATTAGTCCAAAAACAGGAACTTTGTCTTTAAAACTTCTCCCCTGGCATCTCTCCACTTTTTTATCCTTATGTCGGTTTGCATTTTTTCCACCTGCAAATGACTCATCAATCTCAACTTCTCCTTCAAGATAGTAGTCGTTTTCTCCTGTCATAGCCTTACGTATCTTATGCAACATACGCCATGCGGTCTTTTGAGAAACATCAATATCTCTAGATACCTGATAGGAAGATATGCCTCTTTTCCCTTGAGCAAATAACCACATAACATAGAACCATTTAGTAAAAGGAATCTTGCTGTTTGCAAAACACGTTCCTGTTTTTACCGTGAAATACCTGTTTGTATTCTTGCATTTATACTTATGGTTCTTACACTTATAAACCTTGGAGGTGGGATCAAATGGAGAAACAACTTTGTCACCCCATTTCCATTGTTCGTACAGGTCATAACAAGCATTTTCATCCTTTACAATCTGTATAAACTCTAGAAAATTCATTGACTTTTTCATACAGCCTCCTTTTCTTTGATTCTTTTGCAATATAACGATAAAAAGTTAAATATGCAAATAAATACAAAGAAAAGATAGACTATAATATTATGTTATATAAATTTATAAATTTAAGTTGATACAAGCAGAAAATATATAATTATAACATTTTGTTATAGCTTATTTATCAAGTGTCCATTTGTTCCTTAATGCCTAACAGAAAAACCAGATGTAATACAATTTCATTGGGCGAATCCTTTCCCAGCTATATTGTTGCGATTAGTAATGCCGAAGGATGTTAAGTTGGTGTTGCATTGGC